AAACTTCGAGAGGCTGGGCTGGAGAGTGAGGGTATCAGAGTTCCGCCCCCGACTAAGCGTAACCACTTCGAATATGGTGGTATGCCGTCATGGGCGCAGTTGCCTTACGAAGATGCTTCTGATTTTGGCGACGATGGCGGAGGCGGCGGCGGTGGTGGTGGCGACCAGCAGCAGCAGCAGAAAAAAGGCGGCGGTGGTGGCTACGGTGGCGGGCTATCCGGCGAAGCGATGCAGCTCCGAGATCGTTCGACAGCAGATCAAAGCGCGCAGTGGATGAGACCGACGATCATCCCGACTTCGGGCGGTGGTGGTTGGGGCATGCCTACCGCAAGCGCTCCGATGACGCGAACGGGCACGATGCCGCAAAGTGCTGGGGCGATGGCACCCGCGCATGAGGTGTTCGATTTTTCCCGATACCTCCGAACAGTTTACGGTCCTGGGGCTGTACCGAGTAATTTTGGAGAGTTACCGCAAAGTGCCCAAGGTGAGTACGCGCAAATGTACAAGAATGCTCGCGATATCGAAGCGAGCTGGGGCGGTCCTCAAAACAACCCTTATGAGTGAGGTTCAAATTCCAGCACTCAAGATTTGCAAGACTTGCAAACAAGAAAAGGCGATCTTCGAATTCTCTCCTAACAGATTTGCTGCCGACAGGCGGCAGTATGTTTGTAAGTCCTGCTCTAATGCGTGGATCAAGTCCTACAGGCAGAGGTGTCCAGAAAAATATAGCTACGAGAAAATAAAACTGCGTAACTCCACACCGGAGAGGCTCGCAAGGGCGGAAGCGTACAGAAGAACTGATAAGGTTAAAAAGAGAAACAGGGAATATCGTAGGGTATGGATTCAGAATCCAGAGAATCGAAAACTAGCATACGCCATACATGAAAAATGGCGAAAACGTCCAGAGGTTAGAGCGGCACAAAAACTAAAACGACAGAATCCAGAAGTTAAGGCCCGGCACAGGGAAAATGCCAAGCGTTACAGGAATCGACCAGACGTCAGGCTTAAGCTGAGTCATCCCAAATTCAGAATCAGGGTCAACATGCGATGTCGGTTACGACACTTTGTAAAACAAGTGTCCCATGGAAAAAGCATGCTCAAGCTTATCGGGCTCAATTCGTTTGCAGAATTCCAAGCACATCTCGTCTCTCAATTCAAACCTGGCATGACGTGGGAAAACTACGGACGGTTCGGCTGGCATGTTGATCATAAGATTCCACTTTCACACTTTGATCTTTTAGACGAGTCTCAGCTTTTGAAGGCAATGCACTACACTAACCTCCAACCGCTTTGGTGGTATGAAAACCTTTCGAAAGGCAACAGGATCCAAAGCTAATTTATGCCGGATATCTACGGCTCAGACTTCTCATCTCTTCAAAGTGGCATAACCGCTGATGCGGCACTGCGTCAGCGCGGCCTTGAGTTCGCGCTCAGTTCAGCGGTTGGCTCGATGCAGCAGATGCAGCAGCGCCAGCAGTTAGCTGATCAATTCGCTAAAACAATGGCGGAGCGCGGCAAGCAGCTCGACGCCGAAAAAGAACATTGGAAAGAACAGGCCACAAACGTCGCCAGCGAATTGAAGATTCGCAAGGATGCTGAGGCGCGCCAGAGCAAGTATTACGACTGGCTTATGGGGCAACCTTCTCAAACCAAGCTGAGGGATCGCGAGTTGGATGAAAAATTCCTGATCGATTTGAGCAAGCAGGGCCAGATTGACAGCGACGAGGAAGCGGCTCAACTGGCCCCCAACGCGAGCCCTGCGGTGCGCAATATCGCAGTGAAACAGGCCAAGCTTGTGCAGTCTGAGCAGGAGAAAGATTTTGGACGTTCGATGGCGCTAGCTAATGCTTTGACGACCAAGGCAGATCGTGAGTCTCGCATCGCAGCGGCTACCAAGGAAAATGCAAAGCTGAATGAGCCGTGGATCATGGGACCGGAAGCCAGGGTGAAGAAAAAGCAGAATGAACAATCGATCGCCCAATGGACTGCCGAGTTGGAGGATATCAATCGTTCGATCAAACCGTTTCAGGATAACAAGGTACTCGAACGCTACGTCACTCCGAGCCTTGATAAGCCGGGTGTGTTCGAGCCCGCGGTGCCTGTTCCTTACCATATCCAGAAGCGCAAACAGCGTGATCTTGAAAGCTCGATGCAGTTGTCGCCAGAGGAACGGGACACCATTCAGCCGGCTGACAATGCGCCCGCACCAATGATGAACACGCGGCAGCCTGCGACAGCGCCGGCGGCGGCACGTACGCCAGCCGCAGCCGCGCCCGCCGCGTCAACTGCGACAGGCACGCAGCCGAGCGGCAACCTGGCTCAGGTGCGTAGCAAGAGTGGTGAAGTGTGGAATATCCCGGTTGAGAAAGTGCCGGATGCGATCAGGAGAGGCTTTCAGCTAATCATGCAAGGCGGGGCGTCAGCGGGAGAAGTGGACGCTAACAGGGCGCGGCAGGGTGTTCCGCTTGGTTTCTAGAATGGAACGGTTCTCGCCCTCAACCAGTCGAGCGCCTTCGCAGCATCGATCTCAGCAATGTCCGAAATCGTGACGCAGTGATTGCTGATGAGTCCATGCTCGTCGAGAAGGTTCAGCGTTTCCACCTCGGGGCCGAAGGTTAGAAGCTCGGCTTGGATTTCGGGGAGAGTCATTTAATCAATAACTTCAATGACTGCTACTCCATCGCTAAGTGTGATTTTTTGAATTCCAGGCGGGCGGGCCTTTGTTTCTGAAACGTGAAATCCTCCGCCAACCTTTTTGCGTATCACGCAGACAATGCCTGATTTCTCAGGCTCAGGTTCGGGCTTGGGTTCGGGTGGAATAATTTTTGGAATAGTTTGCAGCGGTAGCGGTTTTGGCTTTGCAAACATTGAGAAATCTCGCTGTTGCGCAACCGTCCGAATGCCATCCTTTGAAAACACCATCTTGACTTGTTCGCGGCTCATGTCGCGCGTAAGCAGCCGCGTCGATTTCCCAGTTGACTGATAAACCTCAATTGGAACGTCACAAGCCCGCACCTGATCATCGTATGGCATTTCCATCACGATATTTCCAATGATCGGATCGCCGATGAGTAACACCTTAGGACAAAGCTGCTTCATGCCGATCTGGTAAAACGTTTCAAGCATCGCGGGTGTAGCCCAGGGAACCCGTTGCAGGATGCGTTCGAACGATCCTTTAAAACTATTTTTCATCCCGACAATAAGTTTGCCAGCCAGCTCCCAAGATGCGACTCCATCCAGCACCTTTTTTGAGAAGGTTGCTATCAGTGTGTCAATCTCTGAGTTTTGTTTGGCCGATAACTCTGGCAATAGCTGAGAGTTGGAGGGCTTTGCGACTGCGCTTGACGGCGATGGATCGCTTGATTTGGGCGAGGTTTCGGTCAGTGAGTTCGACATTTTTACACCTGGCTTGATGTCTAATGTAAGAGTCTGTCAATAATAACTTTTGGCGACGGCGATATTTTTTATTGGCCGCGTTTACTTTATCCCGGTTGGCTTTCTGCCAACGGCGATGCTGTTCAAGCCGCATGGCTTTTACCCTTGGCAAATTAAGCCACCTTCTTCGCGCCTCGGGTGATTGCATTCGAGGAATCTGATCGGATTCTGATCAGATTCTAATCATGCCCGCGCCGATTAGATTGTAAATAGCCATCGGGTAACTTTTTCAACACCTGCGGATACTTCGCGATTAACCGTTGCTCAATTTGATCTGCCTGTAGGGATTGTAACCGCTTCGGCATTCCAATGGTGGCCCTGGAGCATTCGTCACATACACCGTAATTGCCGACATGAACCTTGGCAGGGCTCATCCACACGCCAACCATTGAGGTTCTGGGTTTGTCTTTCTCGCAAACAGGGCACCAGATGTGTTTGTAACCAGCATCGTTGAGTAAAAGAAGTTCCTTCATAGACTCATCGCACATCCCTCGGCATCACGCTCAAGATTTCCGAGAGCGTTTTCTCGTTGTCCTTAATAGCCTCTCGAATCTCCTGCAACGTCTCAAGAATCTGGCGAAGCAAGACGATCTCTGTGTCTTCGGGCATGCTCATATCAGTTGCTTGCAACACCTGCACTTGGGGAAGCGTTCGCTACGCTCCGCTGGGGTTTAAGATTAAGAGGGAGAGGGGAGGGGAACTCAGTCGGCTTGTTTGTTCCGGGTCTTTGGCTACTGCGGGTTACGCCGCCTGAGCACGGGAAGCCTACTGCCAGGTCTTCAGCCCTTGCGAGGAAATACCAAAGTCCACAGGGGACTGCTCGCAATGCTTGCTGTCCTTTGAGAATTGAGTGTGCGGGCTTGTTACCCTCTTTCGGAGAGCTTAGGTAGTGTTCTGCGGTATTACGCACCCATTCCGCGCCAGGGTGGGCGTGAGCTTTCGCTAAAGGAACTGGATTGGCCGCCTCGTTATGTCCTTTCATACGGCTCAGGCTTCTGCCTGATGTCCAGTCACTAGTCTTTCGATACAGTTTGGGGACGCTGGATTTGGATTCAGTCATCTCGCCGTACGGTGTTAGTGCACGGCAACGAGTAAGACGCACATTCTCAAAGAACAAGCTCCTACCAACTGCTCGCATCTGGTGCGAATCACAGTCTTTCCTGAAAGCATGCCGATCCTGATTGCTCAGAATCGGCGGAGCGAGACACGAAAGGCACAAGCCCGCACAGCGTGCGGTTGAGGCGGAAGCCCCAGCATGGGATGATTCCGTGTCTCTAAATGTTTTGCTAACTTGTGCATTCCGTGTTCTCGAATCCCTCTCAGCGGGCAAGAACAATTCAGTTTTTATCGGAATCCAAGTCATGTTGCAACAGTTTTATTTTCGGATTCTTGCCAGAACCCTTTCCACCAGCGCTTGGCCTTTTGCTCACCATCTCGCAGGACGTACAGCCCAGTCTTATGCGGTGAGCGCGCAATGACGACCCCGGTTTGTGGACCGGGAAAGCATCGATTAAGAGCGAGCTTGGTCATTTCCACGCGCCGCCCAATCCTCGGAATTTTCTTTCTCCAGTAGGCCATCACAGTTTCTTTTGCCAGTGAACACAGCCGAACTCAGGCCCGGTTATTAAACTCGATCCGAAGTCAGCGAGTGTCCAGAAACCATCTCTTGAATCGATGCTGCCTTCTCTGGCCTCATCTACGCGAAAACATGAACCGAAACCGGGAGGATGGGGATTGTGACTGTTTCCTCCACGACACCAATGGCAGCAGTTTTTGCAGAGCTTTTCGGTTGCGATGATTGGTTCTTCGGAACGCTCTTTCAGGAAGTCGTATTCAGGCCTGCGCTCACTATTTGCAACGTTCATCGTGGACAGATTCTCACGCATGGTCGCCGCGTTGTCAAAAGAAATCCGTTTGAAGCCACTTGCAAAGGTGCTATAACCCGCCTATGGCTTTCGATCCGGCTACAGACTTATCCGACTTGGGAGGTGTGAGGTTGAGCGCTCCGACAGCGCCGCAAAAGCCTGATCCATCGCTAGATTTGTCAGATTTGGGCGGGACGAAGGTGGCTGCGGCAGACTTATCGGACCTGGGCGGGATCAAGGTTTACGACCCGGCAGGCCCGCAACCTGACTTGCCAGAGCCAGCAGAGCCCAGGCGCGAGGGCGAGGCCACGCTGAGCCGAGGCCTTGGCCCGGTTCGTCGCGGGCTACTGAGCATCGGCCAGAAGCTCGAATCCATCACACCAAAGAATCGCGCCTTCCCGAGGCTCACCCCTGGCGACATTGCGAGCGGTAACGTGCGGACGTTGCTGCCCGGGGTCGATCCCGAGACCGGTCGCAGCTTCCAAAGCACGTCCACCAGTGAAGAGGACGCGGCAGCACCATTTGCTGCAAAGGTTGCTGCTGGAGCACAGCATGCGGTTGCTGGGCTTGCAGAGGCTATCCCTCCATTCGCTATCGGTGCTGGCGCGGCATCGGGCATTCCGTTGGCTGGGCGGTTGATCTCGCTCGGGTTCGGCGCGGACATGCTGCTGAGTCTTCCAGCGCAGGCCAAGACGCTGGTGACAGCGGTTGATCAGGGCGACGTGACGACGGCAACCGAGGCTCTTGTGGGTGCCGGCCTCGGTGCCTACTTCGGGGTGAAGGCGCTAAAGCATGGCGCAGGCCCGGGCATCGTGAAGGAATCTCCACTGGTGCGCAGCCTGCTAACGAAGCGCATCACGGAGGACTTTAGCGCTGAGGATCTGCGGGAGATCAAATCTCGCGTGAATCAGGACGTCACCGAGGCGCAGGCCGCGAAAGATGCTGGGCGCCCGCCAGAAGCACCAACCGCAACACCCCAGGAACATGCGCTGATCGATTTCATCGATAAAGAACTCCAAAGCAACCAACCTTACCGCAGGGGCATGACTCGCACCACCGAGGAACCGATCATCGCCAGCGAGTTTTGGAGGAATTATCTCGGATTCGAGCCGTCAACCGAAAAGACGTCCGTGGACGTCGGTAGAATCAACAAAGCACTGGAGGAAAATTATGCCGCTAATCCAATCGTCGAGTCGGGCCGCGTTCGAGGCCAACCTTCGGGAACTGTCCCGGTCGGGAAAACGGTCGAACAAGCAAAACCTGGCGATCGCATTCCGAGTCCAGCGGGGAAACCGCCCGAGGTCACTCCGTCCGCACAAGTCGAAACGGCGGCGGTCGCTCCGGTAGCGCCAACCTTATTTCGCGGAACAACACTGAGCCAATGGGAAGCGATCCAGCGTGGTGAGACTCCCCAATCTGAGTTTTCTTCACATGGATTAACATGGGCAACTCTCGATCGCCAAAGCGCAGAGGCTTATTCCCGAAGAGAGGGAAAAGAAAAATCCGTTCTCATTGAGTATAAGCCAACGACGATGGATAAGGTTGGCACGATAACGGATGACCCTGGAGATAAACGAAGACAGGGTAAGCTCGGACTTGAGGATATTGCGAAGGTTTACGATGGGAGCGGAAAAGTTATTTACGATGCCTCAACCGCCACAATCCCCGAGAAGCCCGAGACCATCGCGGCGCAGATCGCGATGATCAATGAGGGCAAACGCAATGTGGTTCAAATAACCGAGGGCGAGGTTGTTCCCGAAATCCCGGCTGTGTTCGGACTCAAGAAGCTGCCCGTCCCTGGTAATGGCACGTTCATCTACAACCCGAAAGTGATTACGCCCAGCCGCATTAAGATGGCGGTTGAGAAAGGCACCATCGGCGAACTGCTCGGCTACGGCATCCCGGCCAAGCCCGCACCAGGCACAGAGATCGGCGCGGTGGTCGTGCGCGCGCCGGACGGTACTGAGAAGCATGGCGTGCTGACGGATGAGCCGAATCTACCAAAGGTCCTCGATGCGGCAACGAAGGTCGCGAGCCCGGGTGACACGATTGGGATTGAACCGGAGGCGGAGGTGATCGCGAAGAGGCAGGCAACTAAACCCGAAAAGACCACAAAAACGGAAACCAAATGGAAAGAGATCGGAGTAAACGCGAGCGGTAATCCAGTGTTCGAGGATGAGCGTGGCGTGCGGTCCTATACCGAGAAAGGGATCCGCGTTAGTGAGCCGGTTGGATTGATTCCGACCAAAGAAGGCGGTACGGCTATCTCAATCGGCGACAGGACTGGAACGGATTTTGAAACGGTGAGCAAGCCAACACCGGAGCGCATTCGAAGAATCCAAATTCAAGATGAGGGTATTCAGGTGGTATTCCCTGATAAGGTTCACACCGACCTGTTTGCGCTACACTCACGATTCGGAAAGCTGCAAGGAAAAGGACCGGATGCCGCCAAGGCTTTAACTCAAGACCTGAAGCGTGTCGCAGATGCTTTCGGATTTGCCAATCAGGCGGAGACGATGAAAGCGTCCCAGGCGTACCGAAATCAGGTTGTCGATCTGGCCAAGCAATCCATTGAACAAGGTAAGACTTCTTTCGAGGCCCCCAAACATGCCAAAACCGAACCAGCGACAACAGGGACGGAAGTTAAGCCCGGAACAGAAGGAGCGGTTGCGGGTGCTCAGGGAGAAGTATCTGGAGAAGGAGCGGCTCCTAAAGAAACACCGCCAGCATTCGCGCGCCCTCAAGAAGCAATAGCAACATGGGTGGCTGGAAAGATCGCGACAAACGAGCCATTCAAATCGGACGAGCTTTTCAGGATTGCTGATGCCGCTTACGGAAAGAGCCAGGCGGAGGGTGGATACACAGCCAAAGACGCATACGACGCGATGGAGATGGGAGTTAACCTATACATCTGGCGTCACCCTCAAAGCTACGATCCGAGGATCCAAGTCCCGAATGCGATCAATGCCATCAACGGACTAAAGGGATTGGTTTCGAGACTCCCAACCCATACCAAGCGCGACGTCGAGCAAGACCAGCTACAGCAATTCTCCACGCCTCCACCGTTGGGCTTCACCGTTGCCTGGGTGGCCAACATCGGGCCAGGTGATGTAGTGCTTGAGCCGAGTGCTGGCATTGGCGGACTGGCTGTGTTCGCCAAAAATACCGGTGCGAAAGTAGTCGTCAATGAGTTGAGTGATCGACGTGCAAAGATTCTCGAACAGATGGGTTTCGAACCGATCTACCACGAGAACGCCGAGCAGTTGGACAACATCTTACCCGACAGCGTACGCCCAACCGTCGTGATAATGAATCCGCCTTTCAGCGTGAGCGCGACGATGAAGGGCAAGAAATCAACCGAGTTTGCCACCGCGCACCTTGAGCAAGCGCTGGGAAGATTGCAGCCAGGAGGGCGGCTCGTGGCCATCGTGGGTGAAGGCATGGCGGCCGATCGGGCGACGTTCAAAGCCTGGTGGAAGATGATTTCCAGCAAGTACAACGTTCGCGCCAACGTCCACATCAGCGGAGACGAATACAAAAAATACGGCACGAGCTTCGGTAATCAGATTGTTATCATCGACAAACCGAAAGCTGGCGAGCTTCCGCCTGCCAATCAATTGAATCAAAGCTGGCAGACAGCTTCCGTCAAAAAGATCGAGGATTTAATACCGTTACTGGAAGGAATACGAAATGAACGAGAACCAACAGCTCGAAGCGCTGAACCAGCACCCATTGAACCAGCAGGCGGCGAAGTTACTGGCGGTGGCGAAGCAGCCCCCGGACCCGAGCCAGCTCCACCTGTTCCAACTAGCGGAGTGGAGGCTAAACCAGCCAAACCCGCAGGTGGAGAACCCGGGACGCCTAGAGCAGTGGCTGGGGAACCTCCAAGCAAAGCCCCCGCAACAACAGTTAGAGTGTCTGCTGGCACCGGCCCCAGAGTTACCGGAGGAACAGGACCGGTTAGCGAAAGACTTCTTGAAGGAAAAGGATCCGTACCAAGCGGGGGACAGCCTGCTCCAAGTGCTGAACCTGCACGCGCAGGAGAGGGTGCCGTACTGGGACAAGACCTGAGTGTCGAGGCAGCCGAAGAGGCCAAGGCCAAAGACATGGAGGTGGGCGCGGTATTCGAGAACTACAAACCGCAAATCAACATCAAAGGTGCCAAAGATCATCCGACGGCGCTGTCGCAAAGCGCGGCGATGTCGAGCGTGCCATATCCTGAGACGAAGTATAAGCCGTCCCTCCCGTCCACCATCCTGACAACCGGCGCGTTGAGTGGCCCGCAGTTCGAAGCGGTGATGTTGGCTGGCGCTGCGCACGGTCGAGAATTGCCTGATGGTCGCCGTCGTGGATTTTTCATCGGAGACGGAACAGGGGTAGGAAAAGGTAGGACCAATTCGGCAATCATTTGGGACAATTGGAACCAGGGCCGAAAGAGGCACGTATGGCTAACGGCTGATGGAAAGTTGTTTTTCGACGCGCAACGCGACATGGACGGCATCGGCTGGACTAAAGACGTGCTCATCCGACATGGTAAGATTAAACTTCAAACTGGCCCAGCCGGCCAAAAGGTGGATAACCCGATCCCCTCCGTCGATGGCGTCCTGTTCAGCACGTACAGCTTGATTCGCAGTGAAGCGCGAATGAAGCAGCTCGTCGAGTGGCTCGGCAAAGATTTCGATGGCGTCATTATCATGGACGAAAGCCACAAGATGGCTAACGCGGTCGAAACCAAGGGGGCGCGCGGAAAAAAGAAAGCCAGCGAGCAAGCTTTGATGGGCATACAACTCCAAGCGGCGTTCCCGAAAGCGCGCAAGGTGTACGTGAGCGCCACTGGTGCCACTGAGGTTAGCAACCTGGCCTACGCTGAAGCGCTCGGGCTTTGGGGAGAGGGCACGCCTTTTCCGAATCGTGACGCTTTCATTTCCGAGATCGGTTCAAAAGGCATGGGCGCGATGGAGATCGTCGCCAAAGATTTGAAAGCGATGGGAATGTATGTCTCGCGCAATCTGAGTTTCGATGGGGTCACGTACGAGCGGCTAGAGCATAAGCTCACCGATAAGCAGCGAGAAATGTATGATGCGCTGGCCGGTGCCTGGCAAATCGTGCTGCGAAACATGAATGCAGCCCTCGGCCTCACTGGAGCCGACAAAAACGGACAGGCGAAATCTGCCGCGCGTAGCGCTTTCTGGGGTGCTCATCAACGGTTCTTCAACCAACTGCTAACAAGTTTGCAGATGCCAACACTCCTGAGCAGGACCAAATCCAGTATTGACGCGGGGCATTCAGTCGTCGTGCAGCTCGTCAACACGAATGAGGCGCAGATGGAGCGAGCGCTGTCAAAGGCTGGCGAGGAAGAAGAGACACCCGATCTTGAGACGCTCGATATAACTCCGCGTGAATCACTAATCCAGTACATCGACAATGCTTTTCCAGTCGATCAATACGAGGAATACACTGACGACAACGGCACCACCAGATCCCGGCCGGTTGTGGATTCGGAGGGCAACCGAGTTCAGAGCAAGGAAGCGGTGGCCATGCGCGAGGATCTCAAGGATAAGCTGGCCTCGATCCGAGTGCCGATGGGTGCGCTCGATGAATTGATCGAAACGTTTGGAGAGAAGAATGTCGCCGAGGTGACCGGGCGCTCTCGAAGAGTGGTCACCAAGGATACGCCTGAAGGCAGGAAAAAGGTTGTCGAAAACCGAAACCAGCAATCAAACATCGCAGATCGCACAGCGTTCAACGATCGGAAGAAACGGATCTTGGGTTTCTCGGATGCTGGCGGTACCGGCGCCAGCTATCACGCTGACAGGAATTTCAAGAATCAGGACACGCGGGATCATATCGTAGCGCAACCAGGCTGGCGGGCGGATAACGCCATCCAGGGATTGGGCCGAAGTCATCGCAGCAATCAGAAGCAGCCACCGAATTTCATCCTGATTTCGACGGACGTGCCAGGGCATAAGCGCTTTGTTTCCACGATTGCCCGACGCATTGAGCAGCTCGGCGCGCTCACCAAGGGCCAGCGGCAGACAACCAGCCAGGGCGTGTTCGACGCTCGCGACAATCTGGAAAGCACGTATGCGCGTGAGTCTCTGAGATCGTTCCTGCGCGGGATGGCCAACAATCAATTCGATGAGATTAAGCCAGCGGACTTCTCTGCCCAGACAGGGCTGGAACTTTACAATAAGGACGGGCAATTCATCGGCGAGAATATCCAGATCGGGCAATTCCTGAATCGTTTACTGAGCCTTAACCTCGACATGCAGGACAAGGTTTTCAAACGGTTCAGCGCACAACTCGATGCCGTTATCGAATGGCACAAAACAAACGGGACGCTCGACGCTGGCATGGAGACGCTGACGGCACAATCCACGAAGCTCGCGAAAGACGAAACGCTTTATACCGATCCGGACACTGGCGCGAAAACAAAGTTGGTGGCGCTTGACCAGACGCACCCGACGATTCTAACAAAGTGGAACCCAGCCTGGGCAGAAGAGAAAGGTGTTGAGTTTACCGTCAACAAACGCAGCGGTGTGGTCTGGAAGTTGGACCCTGTTCGCACGCGGGCACTCTCGGACGGAAGGACTGAAGAGTATCGCCTGGGCACAAACGTCAAAAGCACACGTGCCTACATGACTACCGACCAAATCGAAAGCGACAAATTCGAAATGGTTAATGCGGAAAAGGCCGAAGACATCTGGCGAAAAGCTTTCGATGCTGCGCCAAAGACGTACGTGTCGCGCGTCCACCTCGTTACCGGGACCATTTTGCCGGTGTGGGATCGTATCCCCGGCATCAGCCGGATTGCTCGCGCCCAGGAGGATACCGGAAAAAGACATCTTGGCGTTTTGATGCCTGCTGATTACGTGCCCGAGTTGGAAAAGAATTTCGGGCTGGAAGGCAAGATCGATATGACGCCCGCCCAGGCGGTCGATGCGGTCCTTGAAGATGCAGCCGTGCTCAACCTTTCCAACGGATGGAAGATTTCCAGGCGTTACGTGAGCGGCGAGGACAGGATTGAAATCACCGGACCGGATTACACCCATCAAGAAGAGTTGAAGCGTAATGGCGTGCTCATGGAACGAATCGCTTATCAGATGCGCTACTTCATCCCGACTGGCGACAACGCAGAAGCGGTGATGGCAAAGGTTATTCGTTACAAACCCATCGTCGAAGTGCTGCGAAAGCAAGGCAGTCTCGCGACCGAGCCACCGGCGGAGCTCACGGAATCACTGCCGACTTACCAGGCGCGATCGCATGCAGAGCTAAGCGCCTTACTCCCACACATGGGATTACCGGAGCAAACCGAAAAGCTCATGGCCGCGTTTCTGAGCGAGCCGGTTATGGCACTCGCTCCGGATATAAAGCTCATCGTGACAGATCATTTGGATGGCGACTTCCAAGGAACGACCGAGCGGGGAAGTGGAATACAAACCATCATATCAATTGCTAGAAGCGCCGATCCAATTACGGGACCGCACGAATTATCTCACGGCCTCCTATGGCCAATCATGCCAGAGGAAATGAAGGTGGAATTTGATCGCCAAAGAGTTGCCACAGCAGACGTCCTAATCAAAGAAGCGCAAGAAGCTGGAAAACCTGAGACCGTTACCGCCTTAACTGATATAAGAGATAATCCCACAGTGGGCGGAGATGATTTCCTGTCACGCGGTTACCCGCTTGCGCTGCGTTCGATGCTTTACCCGATTTCATCAGCCGAAGAGTACTTCGTGCACACCATGAGCAACCACTACCAGAAAAAGGTTGGCTCAACTGTCGAGGGATTCTGGGCTAAAGTTAAAGCGATCATTTCTCAGGTTATAGACGCTATCAAGCGCGCACTAAAGCTGCGACCGAATCAGAAGGAGTTTCTCGACAACATTCTCGAAGGAAGATTTGAACCAGCCAATCCAATTTCGGTGGCTGAATTAGAAAGAACAAATGAACGATACAGACAAGCCAGCATTGACGATGCTGGAAGTGCTGGAAAGGAAGAAGTTCCCGGAGCCAGAGAGCCATTGCTACAGCCTGAAGATAGACGGGTCGTGGATAAACGTAGAAGCGCCGCCGTTCAGTTACTCTCTCGACTTCGCCCTCCATCTCCTCAGCGAGGAGGACCTGATCAGCCTATTCGAGAAGTCGAGCCGCCAGGCGCGGGACTTAATCCTAGTACTGACCAACAGGTGGCTGGAAATATCCGGGAAGCCCTTGAACAGATTCTGGGAGTCCAGATTGCTTTTATCACATCTCCAGGGCCGGGAATTAACGGATTCGTGCAAAAAGAAATCCCCGGAGTCCTGTTCGTCAACGCCGAATCCAAACAACCATGGCTTAGTGTCGTTGGCCACGAGCTGACGCACGAGATCGCGAGGTCGGACCCAGCGCTTTATGAAGAACTCGCCGCTGTGCTTGATCCCTTGCAAGCTGGATTCATAAAGTATTGGACGCTGATGCGAAGTTCTTACGGTCGGGCGAAGATGGAATTACCAGATGAGGCATTAGCCAGAGAGAACTTAAACGCCGATCTTCTTGGCGACAGCTTCATCGACCCGGCATTCTGGAATCGGCTTTACGAAAAAGAGCCGTCGCTATTCTCTCGGTTCGCCAGAATAGTTAGCGATTTCTTCAAAAGGCTCGTGGTTGGTTTGAGAAAGTATGGGGCCGAACAGTATTTTAGCGACTTAAGGCGCGCGCGCGAGGCGCTGGCTGATGCGGTGCTCAAGTTTGCCAAGCGACAGAGAGATGGGACATCAACGCCAGGCGAGACGAAATATTCTCTTTCGGCAGACGAGCAGAAAGAAGAGATGGATCGAATGCTCGACGAGGCGGCAGAGCAACATCGTATACCGACGATGGTCCTCGGTGCTGAATACTACGTCCTGGGCCGAGAGCAACTTGATCCGGCCGCCGGCCACAAGTTGGCAAAGGACATTCTAGATTCCGTTGGTATCCCGAGCACTGAGCAAATCGTTGAGCAGAACGGCCAGGAGTTTCCAGTCTGGGTGATGACGCCACAAGGGCGAGATACGACACCCGACGGCGAGGCGTTGCTGCGCCGGTACAAGGAAGAGTTGGCTAAGAGCGAGCCGGGCAAGGCGCGCCAGGACCTGGGCGCTATCATCAACAGCATCCGGCAGAATTTCGAGATGCCAGCCAGCAAAAGCGCCATGGCCGAGATGCAGCCATGGATCCGGGTGGAGTTATGGTCGGCAGTGCAGAGCGATGCCAGCGCCCGCGGCCTGGCCCTCCGCGCGCTCATGGGCGTGCGCGATGACGCAATCACGAGTGGGCGGAATATCGATGCTGAGCTGGGTAAAATCTGGTCGCAGGCCCTCGGTGGAGATGCTATGCGGCGTGTATTGGATGAATTAGAAAAAGCCCGCGCTGAAATTGAGAGGTTGCGCAAAGCACAAGGAACCGCCGGCGGTGGAGCGAGGGAAACCCAGGAAGAGGTTGATAAACTGCGCAAGGCTCTCGAGGACGCGCTTAAAAAGCACGCTCCGACGATGCGCAAGCGGTGGGGCCCGGGCACGCGCATAGGTAGCAAGATCATTGAGCTTATTCGTGGGGGAGAAGGCAAACCGTGGAACGTCTTGCGCGAGATGGCCAGGATCGAGCCCGGCTGGAAGATACCGACAGATGAGCAACTGCAGCAGGTAAAGCGCTGGGCGGACAAGCTTGACGAGATTAGCAAGCTCACCCCCGAAGAGGCGGCAGGCAAGACCGTTGAGCAGCAGGAAGAGATGCTTCGGCTGAAGTCGGCCGGACTCGCGGATGAGCAGATGCGGCTACGTAAGGAGATCGAAACCTCGTTATCGCGGTTCATGAAGCCGTACACGATCCGCACCCGGGCGGGCCGGGAGAACATCACCAGCGCGATCGGGGATTACATTTCAGCTAATTTTCTAGCGAAACCTGGGTTTGCCACACGGCAATTTATCGATGTCGTCATTACCCAGATGACAACTTATACCCCAACGTCAGCCATTGCCCATACGCTGATGCTGCACGAACAGGCAGTAGCGGCTGGCACGAGGAACCGATCTGACGTTGGGGCCGTCTGGAAAGACCTGTCGGTTTCCATAGGTGCAGCCTACAAGGCGCGAGCTAAAGCGCTTCGTGGTGCGTTGAGTGCCGCTGGCGCGGTGGTTACCGGCGCCAATCAGGGCCGGAACGTCGCTGCGATCATGCAACGGGTAAGCATCTATGACAAAATGATGCAGCGGGCGGATGAACTCGACGCCAAGGGTGAGCACGCAAAAGCCTTTCTGCTCAAGTTTGCGACATTTCACAAGATTGGCTACGTGATTGCCCAATCACTCGATCAGTTTCAGGGCGTGCCGCTGGTTCATCAAGAGATGCATCAACAGGTCGTGCGTGCAATGCGCGCCAATGGAATGACTGAGTTAGAGGCGGAAGCAAAGGCGGATTTCGTCGTTGGAGACCCGAAGCTCGAAGCGGTATTGGCGACAGAGATGGCGAAGCTATTCCTTGAAGGGGCTGGCAAGGAAACGACCAAGCGGGCCGTTAGTCATGCCGCCTGGAGGATTGCGGAGGCCAAAGCATACGAGCGCATGAGAACGATTGGGATGGATGCTGACGATTACCGGAATCGCAACATGTTCATGCTCGAAACGAACGCCTGGAATGAGCGCGAAGAGGGCGGGGTTGGTGGCACAGCAGCAAGCATTATGCGCGATGTCTCAAAGTTGGGGCGCAACATTTCAGGTGCAGGTATAGCTGGGTTGCCGATCGGTATCGGCATAACGGCCATGACGCGATTTGGCAACGCCATCGGGATCATGCTCAATCGCAAGCTGACTTGGGTTGGGCTCGGATTCAAGCCCGGCTGGTTCGGTGTTGACGAGCGAGAGCTTGGTGAAGATGGCATAGCTAAGGGAGGATCCCCGTTCTACAAGTATCCCGAGCAGCGCAAACAGCGCAAAGTCGAGGCTGGCATTGGAATACTTGGGCAAATTGCAATGTATCTATTGGTTGCCGCCGGATTCATTATCGTTCGCCTAGCTTGGCCGAAGGACAAAGAAGAACGGCAACTGTGGGACCGTATGGGCTGGAAGCCTGGGCAGGTGGATATCCCTACCGGAGACGGCAAACATATCCGATTGAGCCTGAATGTCGGTTGGGCGGCCATGTTTGCGCCAGGGCTGAGCGCTGGCGCGGCAATTCACGACCTCGGCGCCAATGAGAAGAAGGCCCAGGACAAGCTGAATGCCGAGGCTGAAAAGCTTGGGATTGAACCCGGAAAGATACGTGAGCGAAGCACTGGTGATTATCTTGCCGCGGCCATGAGTGCAGCTTGGCGGGCATTAACCAGCGGCAGAACTATCTCCGGATTGCTTAGCGCGTTCTCGGAGCAGGGTACATTTCATGTAGAGAAGTCCATTTCATCAATAGCCAGCGCGCTGTCTCCGTACCAGCCTGGAATACAGGAGGTTCTAAGGATGGCAAACGGTGTGGTGCTGGATACCCGAACAGCCTCGGTTTGGGACTATTTCATGCCGCTCAAGTCCAGCGGGTCGGCTCAGGTCAACTTCCTTGGCGATCCGGTCGGTAGCGGTAACGCCGTTCAGCGAGTGACGGAAATCCTTACCGGCGGCAATAACCTCGTGCCGATTAACGATAAGGCCCGGGAAGGCGCGGCGGCTTACCAGGCGCTCTTCGCCAACGGCTGGCGCCCGCCTTCCATCGATCCTAACCGTGGCTATGCCATCGACGGCAAGTTTAGGCCGATGACTGATAAGGAGTTGCAGAGCTACACAGTGGCTCGTGGGCAATATCTCAAGCAGGAATTAGCCGATCTTGGTCCGGAAGCCACAGCCAAAGAGGCTCAGTCAGCCTACAAACGGGCTAATAAGCAGGCTTTGTCAGATATCGGAGTGGATACTCCGTCTCGCGCCACAGCCGCCAGCGGTGAGGCGCGCCAGGGCGCTACGCAAGCCGGATCGGCTGGGGTGGGTGGATATGGTGGGTCAACTCGTCCTAGAACGTTTTCCCCGCGCAGCCAAGCGCTTTCAGGTCGCCGAACCCTGGCGCCGAGGCGTCCGCGGGTGGGAACTGGCCGTCGGGGACCGACGTTGCGTGTAGGGCGCGGGTTAAGGCTTGGCGCTGCCCGAGTCCCCAGGGTCCGGCGAGGGCCCGGGCTTCTCCGGTAATGGGTCTTTGGGGCACGGACAAAGGAAAAAAGGTAATTCATGGATGTGACATATTGTCGCACGCATATCCTCATCCTCCATGAACTCAGACAGCTTGGTTTTCGCCTGGGTGAATTTCAGAAGCGCGGCCGCCCGGACCGTTTCGTTTTTGATCTGCTTCTCGATCCGCTTGATCACGGCGTCGAGCATCACGTCGATGTCGCGATAGGTAACATCGCCGATCATCGAAGCCTTTTTCAGATTCCAGCGGAAATCGCCGTAGATCTTGAGCACTTTCTCAGGATCTGACAGGTCGCCATTGTTGAGAGCGGCAAGCTTCCGTGAGAGAGCTTTGACTGACTCAGGCTCGGGCGCTCCGCCCTGGTGATGGATCTCGCTCATACAAGTGAAAGGTAAATGTCCACGGTATCGTGATTTTGTGCAGCAGACGATGTGCTGAATGGAATCTCTCGAAACGAAAAGGTGCGATGGGCAACTAGAGTTGTTCCTTTGAAGTTATCAGTATCAATAAACACCTGGTCACCATTTGACGGGATGAAGTTTAATTCACGCTTGCAAAGCATTCGGTCTTTCACGTCCTTTCGCGAGCCCTTCTTCCAAAAACGCACAGTCATTGCGCCGCCTCCGAGATCATTTGTTCGAGCCACGTGCGATAGACGCTGCAATCGGTGTCCGCTGGGTATTTGAGATTCAATTCCCTAACCACAGCAGGGTGAACGGGCAGCATGCCGGGGAGGTTGGACTCGTTGATGTCGGTCCACTGAATTGGCGCGATGCGTTCCTCTATCGACGGGCTGTCCTTTTCGTAAGGCCGCACCATGCCCCAAAGACCAAATGGTTCGACTAGATAGGATATAATTCGCCGCGCCAATTCAGCGAACATCACACTCGAAGGATGATTCTGCGTGAGGAAAAGCCGCCGTGTCTGGAAATTAGCCAGGATGAAATCGGTCATACGAATATCAACTGATTGCTCACGGCGAGACTGCTCAGCTAAATTTTCACAAAAGCGGCGAGCGCAGTCGAAGGAAACGTTTTGAGGATGCAGCAGGCTGAACGTTGGGCGATCGGTTTCAAAGTTGATCCATGGATGATTATGTTTCACGAGCTGACGAACCTGCTCGCTCGTCACCCAACCATCGAAGCCGGGGCCGAGGCGAACGATGGGGAAGAAGCCATGATTGAATTGGTAGCAATAGCTGATCTTGATCGCGTTCGGTCGCAGCAAACTCGCAAACAGTGTGTCTGAGTCAGGAATTGTGAACCCGTCGATGCAGTGGAGATCGCTGGTGGGCTGAAACAAAACTACGTCCGCAGCCTTAAGCGACTCGAAGCACGCGGCGCGATCCTGTTCGAGCAGGATCAGTTGGTAATTGTTCCAATGAGTCCACTCGAACTCGTCGGCGAGGGGTGTTCGCTTGAGAAAATGACAAATTCCAGAACCTTGGCAATTTGAGTAACTCACTAGCAATTTCTTCATATCCACGTTTCTACAATGCACGGAACATCTTCGGGAGAGCGGGCAACGCAAAAATAACCAGGGGGGTACATGAGCGCGGGCATCCGCCAGGGTATTAAACGTGTGAGCCATTCCGTAAGAGGTTTTTCCTCCTTCGCATTCTTGCCGTCGCACGACAAAGTGATCCGGAAAATCTTCTGGACGATTGTATATTACCCAAATAATCATCGCTCGTTTTCTCCCGTGCAGTTAAGGCAAAACTCAACATGCGGGCTGATAGTCGTTCCGCATGCCTTGCACTTTCCGGTTGTTGTTAAAGTCATCGGTGCCAAAGCTTCAATCAACGCATCGTATTGAGATTTTGTTTTGCAACCATGACAAGCCCATGTTGTAGGTCGCTTCACTGCCGCAATCGCTTCGGCCATGTAGTGCGGCTGATCGAGCGTGTTCTGGGAGTAGTTGCCAGAGTCCTGAAACCCAACGTCTGGATACAAATCTGAAAGCAGTCCAATGAACCGATCTGGAAACCCGCGCTCATCCAAGCCGACACTCAGTAATCGCTCGCTGTATCGAACGATGGCGCACATATCTTCCCATGAAATTAGCCATGGCGGATGAAAGTAACTGCTTCCAAGAAACCCTTCACTCTTACCGCCTGCCCGCGTTCCAAGTGGAAGCATCGGCCATTCTGGCACTGGGCGAACAAAAATAACATCAGCCTCAGAAATACAAAAAACGTTGTAGTCGAGCGCCTCCGCATTACTGGCGCACCACTTGAACACTTTTAGGAATCTTGTGAGAAGCGGATTGCCCGGACCGTACGCGCGTGCGAGCCCTGTTCCGATACGCAGCACGCTCTTTGTTTCCGCCGGCCACTGCATCGGCGGGCGGTCCTCGTGCTCTACACCGTAAACGTCGCAATTTGCCACGGCCCACGTCGCGGCGTTTTGGAGCAAGGTCGCCTGTGCCTCCGGGTGCGTAATTACGAGCATGAGGGTTTTCATTCAATCGGTTCCGGTTTGCCTGCGAGCGGCCTCTCTCTCCTAATTTTCAACTGAACGTACTCCAGCCATGTGCGATTCGATTCTCCGAGATCAAGCAGGTTTTGAACCGTAGGAATGACAAGCCGCATTTCAGCATCGTAAATAAGAACCTCGCCACATCTCAGGCAAAGCGAGAAGTCACCAGGACCAGGACGTTTAGTTTCCGGCCCGTTTGTGGACGTTCCGCAGTCCATTGGATATTTGCAGGTTGGACAGTGCGAGATCGGGATCTTGCGACCGTCATGGGAAAGCATTTCGATTGGAGTGCTCATTCCTCTCTCGGTGCGGATTGTTCAATCAGTTTCACGCGGCGATGTTTTAGATCAACACGAAGCTGCTCGAAGATGAGTTGCGCGGCAACATCGGCCACGGTTGAGCCATGAAGCCCGATGCTGACGAGTTGTCCGAGATAATCTCGAACTTGCGTCGGGACCGTGATTGTGATTCTGACTGACGGTGCATGATTTTTCTTTCGCATATACTGGCCGCCATCTCTGCGCTCCCATGCGGCTATATGGGGAATAATTAGCGCATTGTTATCTCAGCTTCGGAATGTGCCTCCACTTGGGCAGCTTGTCGGCTCGCGCCATCGCATCTTTCGAGTAGTGCACGAACGGCGCCGTTTCCCATCCCTCGGTGCCGTAGTTGCGCACAAGATCGTGATGTTCGATCAAGTAGCGCTCTGGATCAGCCATGGTGCCATCATTCTCGATAGCGCCCAGATCCTCCAGGGCGTACATGTCGGAATAATGCTCACGGCCGCCGATATCACGCTTGCCCCATTTTCCACTAGCGAACTCGCGGCAAAGCTTCTCGGCAACCTCTTTGCTGGCGTAGATCAGTGATGGCGTATGCAAGTCGAACATTTGTAAGCGAGGCGCTTCCATTTCGGCGAGTGTGATTTCTTCCTTTACAGGGTAATGGATAAGATCGGTATCGGCCATGTATCCTCCGCCAACCTGGGCGAGGGCTAGGTGGCGCATCCAACAGGCCCTTTCGTAACCGTCTGGATTAACTGAAGGCAGCGCTGATATCGCCCGATTGTATTCTTCAAAATATGGATGCTTCATAGCGATCCATTCATTGAGAATAAAAGGAGTCCAGCCAGCGTCCTCCCATCGATGACGAAAGAGGGTTACTAACTTTAACTCGTCCATTCGAACCAGATCGGGAACGTCGGCATGGTAGCCGTATATCGTGGGCATAAAAATTAAAGTGGCAATGTGGGCTCTGAAAGTAACGGCGCCCATGTGCTTAGCGGTTTTGCGTTTTTCTTCAAATTGCACGTCTCACAACTAACGCACAAATTTGATAGGGCGTGCGGGCCTCCAAGGGCTAAGGCAACAATATGATCAATGTGAATCTCGGAGATCGGAAATCGCCCCTTACACCAGTAGCAAACGGCTGATTTTTTTGCTCTGATCGATTTCTCGTACTGCAATACAGCATCCGGGTTTATTACAGAGCCAATCTTTCTTGCGCGCCTCTTCGCCCTTAATGCTTGCGCTACCTCGGGATGGTTTTGAAAATACGCCTTAACACGCCCAATGTGATATTCCCGATTGTTCCGGTATTTCTCGCGCCCTCTCGCATTGTTTTTAATCTTATGCTTCTGATTTTGTTCGCGAGCCTTTTTTCGTGACGCTTCAATATCTTTGCGCCACTTCGCGGCATGTTCGGCCAAAATACGATCCCTATTCGCTTTATAATGGCGTCGCTTCCTGGCGTTGATTTCTTCCCTATGTTTTTCTAAATAACGAGCGCAGGCAGCATTGTCTTTCGCCTTGTGCTTCTGATAGTAGGCCCGATCTCGCATGCGAGCTTTTTCGAGATTCGCTTTTCTTTTTTGGGCCAATTCGTAAAGAATTCTTACTCTATGCTTCCGATAAGATCTCACGCGATTGGTTAAACCATCACTTTTCATGCGGTGATACGTTTGGATTGTGATGGCTGATCGGCCATTTCAAGAGCTGCTCTTTTAGCATCAACTGAAATGTGGGCATAGGTGGACAATGTTGCCAAAGACTGGCCTGTCATTTGCCTAACCACTTCTGCGCTCGCTCCCGCATTAAGTAGGCGAGTTATGAACCCGTGGCGAAATGAGTGCATGCTGTACTGCCGATACCCCAGCTTATCGCAGAGTGCCCGAAAGGCTTTCTTTATGTTGTACGCACGGGACAAGTAAACAATCCTCAACTCGGGCGTAACCCATTCCTCGTTTGTGCGTGCGCTATACCTCGTCAATAAGTGGGCTCGCAGATCTGGGTGCATCGGGATCACCAGCTCTTGCCGTTTGAATTCGAGCTTTTTGGGACGGGCCATTATCACGTCACTGATAAAGTCAACTTGCGACCATTGGAGGCAGCAGCAATCGGACAATCGCAGTCCGGTATGCCAGGCGAGCGTGCAAATGTGTTCCCAATCATAGCTACGGCGCGTGCGGTTGGCTTTTGCGAACGTGAGCACAGCCTGGAACTGTTCCCAGGTGAACGGCACTTTCTGAGTGTCCGCCTTTCGGACAACTGGCACGCCCACAAGCGGATCGCTCTGCACGTCGAGCAGGTCACTGTTACGGCACCAGCCAAAGAATACACCCAGGATGCCCAGCTTTTTGCGAATGGTGTTCGGATTGATACCGTCCTCGCGGAGCTTCTGAATCCAGCCAGCGATCATTCCCTGATCGATCTCGGTCACGAGCGTCTTTGGGTCAATGTGCTTGAAAAAATCAACCAGCATCCACCGATAGATGTCGAGGGTGGTTTGCGTGCAGATCGATTGCCGCACTTTTAGGAACTGGGCGAATGCGTCCTTGGCTTTCATAGCTTCTCAATCGCCTCGTTAACCGGAACAAGGGCAGCTCTCAACATGCTTTCCAGCGCACGCCCAAGATCCCATGCCTCAATGTGAAGATCCGCAATGTATATTTCGACTGGATCGGCACCTCCGCGCGTACAGGAGAATCCTATCCGCATGTATGCGACCTGTCTTGACTCGCTGGCGTTTCCTGTGAAGGGACCTTGGCCGCATGGTCCGGTTTTGTCCTCGGCGGTTATGGTTTTTATGGCTGCGTAAATCTCATTACGCACCTTGGACAATTCGCGATACTTCGAGGCCCGCTCTGTTTGGTAGTTTAACTCTTGGTCGTTCATTGCTTTTCAAGTTCGGCAATGAGTTGATCCGCGAGCTTCACGGAGATCTCGGCAACAACAGGACCGTTGATTGCGCTACGATCACCGTCAACGCGCGGACAATGCGGGTTTGCAAGTAATCCAGCCATCGCTTTGACAGCAATGTAGGCGCGAAACGTTATGCCGGTTTCGCTTTTCCAAAGTTGTAAATGATCGACGTTCATGGCTTTGGGATATAGTTTGTCTTTTCCTGATGGTAGGCCACCACCTTGCCGCTAGTCAGTAGCTCGCGGCGGACCTCTTCGCTCGTCACGATGTTTGCGTAGCCGGAGTAGATCGAGCCGAGGCTGCCGATAACATCGTACGCGTCTTCGGAAAACAAATCCCAGATCTTGGTCCCGATAGCGAGGTCGTAAGCCGTATTCTGTGTGGCCATGTCCGCCTGTCTTTCGACATCGAACATGCCCGTAATCCAGGCCATGTCATAAACAGCCAGCGCGCCATTGGGCACGATGCAGCTCGGTCCGAGCGTTGAGGCTCCGAGCCAGCCGAATGCCGCAGTAGGAATACCGTGCTTCGGTGGTGTGCTGAAGTGCTTGTAGAATCGGCGTAGCCCGTCGATGCCAGGGCTGGCCGGATTGTAAACTGAGCAAGTGCCGGCGACTATGCACGGTCGCCCCAGGTTGAAATACTCATCGAAGATCACATCATCCCAGCCTGGTCGCCCTACCCGGCAATCCTGTTCGACGTAGCAAGCATGCGTAGCTCCGTGCTCCTTGCACATCTTGAGCCCAGCGAGGAACAAGGCATTGTGAATTGCAAAGGGGTTAGGTTTACCCCTGTGCGGGCCATCGTCGAACGTGGCGCCCTTTAGAAACTCCGGTGACTTTATGCGAATGACGTCCTTCCCCCAGTCGTCATCGGAATACAAAATCATTTTGTGACGTGGCGGATTGTCTCTGAGATTCTGCCAAAAGGCATCGCTGCAAAATTGGCCATGCGGCGGTAAATAAGCGAACGAAGCAGGTAAAATCATAGGGGTTGTATAAGAACACCGCTTGTATCCAGCGAACCGCTTTCACTTTCGCAAACTTTCTTCATTTATTTTTGTAATCGCTTCTAACCAATGGAATCAGGCGAATAAGGGCACGGCCAACGCTCACATTTGACTTGAGGCGCATTTTTATTACTGGCTTGGATTGTGAGCAAGGCGACTCAATCTTTGGATCGTAATACGCAGCCGTTTTTATAGCCTCGTGTAGCGCCCGCTGGATGGTGGAGGCGAATACTTTCATCCTATGCTCTCCAGCACGCGCACAGCCTCAGTGACGCGGTTAAACTTAATCAGATGCAGCGCGCAACGAATGCCGCGTGCCTGGGTTTCCTGTCTCTCTCGGACGACATCGCGTACGATCAACGTGCGTCGAATCGTTTGAACCGCAACCAGCGCTTCATTGCTGGCGTGGATCTCGGTTTGGGTAGCGTTCATGGTTGTTTAACTCCGATGGTGATGATTGCAGGATTGACCACGCCAGTTTTGGAATCGCTACAGTAGGACTTATTCCATTTTTCACGGAACTCTTCGCCCCTTGAATGGCATTTCGTCACCATCTGCGCGACACAGCCAGCCATAAAGCCAGTTATTCCACCGCAATCAATCTTACGATCGGCTTCCGTGATTAAGCTGTCTGGATCGAACTCACTCCGCTCGTCAAGCAGTCGCATCACTTCTCTTGCGACATCAATACAACATTTCCCGTAGGGATCGGTATTGTTTGCAACCCATCCATCCCAAGTGGTCTGATTAGTTATTGGCATGCGCACCCCCAGTCAAGCCGAGCACTGCCGGGAGTAACAAGGTCGCGTTGCAGGTGCAGCTTTTCACGTTTCAGCCATTCGTCCAGTTCGGAGCGTAATCGAAAAGCGGTATGAGCCATCGCGTTCTTTGTGATGGTGAACCAGTAGCCGCACGTATGCTTGTGCCGTTCCTCATCCAGAAATGAAACCCAGAAAGGACACTTCACTTCCTCAACGCCGTCGAGATTAGCGCCCGGGCGTGGTTTGAAAACGCGCATGGGCACGTTGAAATAAACGCCACGCCCAGCGCCGGAAATATCCCTATCGAAGAACCAGACGCTCCCCGTTTTCAATTCTGGTGTCGGAACCAGATCGACAACCGAAAGTCCAGGGTCCAGCCCGCCGGAGTAACTCAAGCAGCGGCCTTGGAGATAATACGAGCCACCGCACCCGCCGGTTTGAAGCGTATCGCCCCAGTCGTGAGTAAGGCGCGTATGTGTCGGGCACCGCGGATCTGGCCGCGGTAGTTCCAGAAAGTCACCGACTCTCGGGCCGGTGACTGCGTTGAAGGCGTCCATTCTGACTCGCAGAATTTCTAAGTTGATAGGGTCTTGTGTTTGCATCGTACGATCCGTTTTGGTTGATCAGGCTTTCGCCTGGGGTTTGTTGCTGAATAAACTCCCGTCCCAGTTGGCAATAATGAGGTTTACTAACTCATCGATGCTGCGTTTGAGCGGGTCTAGTCGCGCAAACCTTTTGAGTTTGCGCCAATTCTCGGGATAAATCGTTATGAACGGGGTGTGGTTACTTTCTCTGTGCTCCTTGCAGTGGCACTTTGCACAAATCCACACCACTTCAAGCGGTTTGTAATAATCTCGGTGGTGGCCAAAAATCTTTCTTCGTCCTTTATTACAAGCTGTGCATTTCTTTGGGCGTACGAGCACCCCATTTTTCACAGCCTGAGACACAAGAGCATTGCATCGGACCATTTCCGCCTTGGTTTCTGGATAAACGATGATCATGACGGAACAATAAAAAAGACAAATTCTCCCGCCTCATTCTCCCGACTGGCCACGATATAATCTATCGCGCCAACGTTTCGGAGATTCTTTGCAATGGCGCTTGCAACTCCGCGCTCGGTTTTATTCGTGACGGTAAATGAACCGCCTGGCTTGAGGGCCGCAACCATCTTTGCCAGCTCCGCACTTGTGAGATTCTTTGTTTTGGTAATTGGCATTGCGCCCGCACAATCTCACACGCCAAAAAGGAATGCAAGTAAATTATGTGAATTATTTTGCAGAAAGTAATTGACAGAGCTTTCCACTCTGCTAAATTGCTCGCATGTCAGTGATGCGACATACAATAAACACCAACGGTTTGGCCGCCGTTCTCGCGCGAAATTCACTCGCTACCTCAGCTTGTGAGCATCACCGCGCGGGGCGGCGGCTTTGAGGAAAACACTTATGGGATACGAAACGTTTCACACATTAACCATCCGCAATGCTGCCACGATGGAGTGCATTGATGGCGCAGAGGCCGAAGCGATCATCGCTGTGCCTGGACGGTTGTATCTGGCTCACTGGTGCGATAGGCACGGGCAGAAGATTGAGATCGAGACAGAGCGGGGCATGATGCACTACCGCGAGGAAACGACCTCTTACGAAGAGGAGGAACAGGCACTATGAACTGCATCGAAAACTACATCAACGGCAACCTCGAGGACGCCAAGAAAGCGGCCAAGCGCGTTAGCTGGTCGGAAATTTACATTGCGCTGCGTGACGAATACGGCCGCGAAGAGCGGCAGGCGCGCGCCGAGGCAAACTATCTCAAAGGCAAGGGGTCATTCGAGGCCGCTTGCAATCAAACACCCATAAAAACTAAGTAAATCCTATGAAAACGCATGTAATCCTAACCTTAGCAGTGGCGTCACTCGTCGCAGTGGCGGCCGTAAACCAGCCCGAACAGCACAAACCTCAACCGCCACCGCCTGGCGCAGTCGATGTCATCATTGTGCACGCCGTCCCGTTCTATTGGACGTGGAAATATACCAGCGATGACGGCACACCACTCCCCAATACCTACAACTGGGGCGGGTACGAGATCCAGAACGTGGATCAGTCGCGCCTCATCGACGGTTACGAGAACCCTGCCCTGCCGAGCCCTTACCAGCTCACGGGCACGAACAACTTGGCGCCTTACCTCGCCGGCAAACTCTCCCAGGGTTATCGCCTGGTGCACATCGAGGGCAACTACGAGGTGACTGCAACGCTTGTGAAGCCATGAACCTGCTCACCATCTGGCTCGGGCTCGCGCTCGGGACAATCACCTTGGCGCGGGCGGAGCGTTTGGATATACCAACGAAGCCCAGGACCTCATTGACGCAATAACTGGAATGAACGCAAAGGGACTGACTGCGCCAATCTGCGAAACGTTGTTTGAGGAATGTCGAGCAATGGGAGCCACCGTCATTGGATCTCGGGACTGCCCCGACAAAAACGGATTTATGGAACCACCAAAACCAAAGCGTCCCTGCCCTTGTTGCGGGCGTTAGAACAACCCCTCAAAACAACCCCGAGACAGCCAATCGGGGCCTTTTCATGCCCAAATGCCAATTTCGAGAACAAACCACCGCGCTAGAATGCCCCAGGACGCATCGGAATCAGCCGAGCGCATAGACGGGACGTTGAGTCCGACGCTCGCCGCCGCCACCCCGCAAAGCAGCGAGCCGGATGGGAAATCCACCCGGCTCGCACTGCCCTAAACACACCTGAATCTATGAGGCGCCAGTATACAGCGTCACCGCCTGACTGTCAACCTTTGGCTTTCGGGGACGACCGCCGCGCCCGGAAAGTACGGACGCCAACCTCCCGCATTCACCCCAGACAATTCAAGAAACGTGCCAAGTATGGTGAACCGAGCAAGAAAACGTGAATGCCGTTTGTAATCGGTTTCAACATGCCTAATCCTAAGTGAAACGCTTAGGTATCGAAAAATAGCGTACTCTCCTTCCCAGATAGTGAAACAAGCCTGATTTGCAGTCGTTTGCAAGGCCAGTTTTCGAGAATCACCTGGTTCCGACCTCGGGTTCGGCCCTTTTGGACGCTGCCGGCCCGCCGTCATGCCGGTGTACGGGGGTATGGGTCGGCGCGGGTGTCGTATACGCTTCTGCTGGACTCAAAGTTTTTCAGATGATGCTCTGGACGTGGCTGAAAATGTGATAGGCCGCCAGAAATTTTTTGCCGGGATTTGAGGGTGTTTTTCGAGAACCTCTTTTGCTGGCGCCTTTGAGGGTGAAAGTTCCACGTGGAACATTGAGTGTGGACATGAAGCATCCCAATCAAGGTTTGTAGTGGCCCTTGATGGGTTTTCAGCCTGATTGTTTCCAAGACATTCCCGGGATTGTCGTCCCCGGTGTCGTCAGACTGTTTGATGATCGATGACAGCTTTGCGGGCAGGATGTGCGGCTGGTTAGGTCGCCGTGGCAGTGAATGGTTCCGTCGCAAGCAACCATGGAACGGTGCACCTTTCGGGGCAATCTTCACTGTGCTTACAGGTCTTTTGGCTGTGCGCTTGTCGCCGATGGGCTTGTAAGCTTGCCGGCGGGACGGCTGGTCAGATTGAGGCATAGTTCCCAGAACGTCACTGGCACAGAGGGCAGCGGGCATTCCTCCCAAACGTGAGGTTTTAGACTCAGGCCACGCCCCGCTCCGGGGTGCCGTGGCTGCTGCTGGCACTACCTTCTAAGTAGCGCCCTTGCTGATTTGTCCTGCTGTCAAAGAACCCGCCCAGCGTCGTGATTGGCGATGGGCTGAATGAAAATCATATTGAGTGTTGGCGCGGCAAAAATCGTGAGTTTTACGATGGCAATTACCGCAGAGCGCAACAAGGTCTGACAACCTTTCCCGGCCGATTCGGTTGTAATTTCTGTGATGGAGTTGAAGCGGAACGGTCGTTTTCCAACAGCCGGAACAGGGCGGCGATCGGTGTTTATTGAAAAATCGCCTTCTGAGTGCGGACCAGTGAGGTGAAAGAAGATATTCTTTGTATGACGCAAATCCCAGTTCTAAAAGCTTTTGACTAAGCACTTTGAACTGTTTTTGCTGGTTCATGGAAAATTGGCGCAAGCGGTTGCATTTATCAAAGGAGGCTTCACCCGTGGGTAGCAACTGCCCCTAATCCTTGCGGATACGCTTGCGTTGAAATCGGATGCCCGCTTTAGCGCCATCAGCATAGAACAGTTTACGGCGGCGCGGTTGAGTGGAAACGGTGAACCACCAGCAGGGCTAACGCGCTCCGAGTCACGTTGTTGCAGCCGTAAATTGAAGGCGAAGACCCGGCAGGCCATATCTGTCGGTGAGCTTCGCCTGGGCCGCGCGAGAATCAGCGCGCGACCGAAAGTGTCGCTGGCAATATCCCTGTCGGTGCCATTAAAAATCAAACACGGCTGGCTCCCACATTGGCGCAATGTCTGGTGCCTGGTATTTTCTGCACTTTGTCTGTTCTCCGTTTTCTTCTCGCTTAATGGTGTTACAATTCGCGCAAAGCAATTGAAACTTAATAGGATCTGGATGTTTTGACAGCCTGGCAAATAAAGCATAACGGCTTCCGCCCTGTTCTTCCTGGGAGCCTCCGCCATGGATGTGATCGATTTGAAGCGCCCTTGGGTCTGAAAATCCACATTTGACACACTTTCCACCCATTGACGCAATAACCTCAGCCCTAACTCGTTGCCTGTAGGCCCACGCTTTTCTGGCGTGTCTCTCTCTTGCGGCATCGTCGATGTTTCTTGAACGCCAGATTTTGAAGTAGTTCGTCTGCATAGCCTCGGCTCAGTTATGGGAATTTCTTGAAAAGGGCGAGACCTCACCGGGCTGTCGTCCCGGTCTTCCCCCGTACGGTGGTTGGCATCTGGCTGTGTCCTCCCGACGGCGCGGTGACAGGCCGCTAACCCCAGGATTTGCAGTGATCCAGACCCGGAGGTCTCATAAAAATTGGTGCTCTCCGATCGGCTAAACGATCGTTCTGGTGTTCCCGGGATATCACTCGGGCTCCGTGGTGCATCGACCACTGCGGGAGAGCAGAAATCTTCGGATAAGAGAGTGCCCGACGGAGTACGTTCAAGATAACCGTTAGGCTTCGACCCGAAGAAAGGGATAGCGGAGGCAGGAATCGAACCTGCTACCTCATGGTTATGAGCCAAGCGAGCTACCGATGCTCTACTCCGCAAATCAAAATCGCCTGTTCTGGACGGTATCGACGGGAGTCGGGCTCCCCCGCCCAGAACGGGCGATTCACTGATGGTCGATAACATCATTGCGCACTTTTCGCACATCTCCCCCGATCCTGTCAATAGATTATTTTTATCAGGAGAACTTCCTAACGAACGAATCCAGATTGAAACGAAGGCTACCAGCTACTTCTCTTGCCGCCCTGTCAGCATCGTCCCGGTTCAAAGATCCGTCCTGAGAACCGATTACTGCCAGTGCGGTTCCGTCGTTATCGACAACCTTGCCGCGCCAGATTCCGTCTTCGTATTGGACTGCGTAACAGGTCATGCAACCTTTCCTCGCCCCGGCCTCGACGGGCACCTGCGCGACAACTCCAGGCAATGAACGAGGTGATCGTGCGTCCTGCGACTGAAGCGCGACCATTGCCAGTGAAACCGGTTCGGGCTTTTACGCCGAAACTTGTTCCGGCTCTTGTACCATCCGGGAGCGTAATCAGATTCGTGCTGCGGTCCCATAAGGCGAGGTTCATTCCGGCAATTTCTCGACGAACTTAATCTTCTCTTCGTCCCGCTTGATAAGCTCGTGGTATTCGTTCCAAGAGAGAGTCATTGAGATAGTCGCCTGGATGAGCGGCTCGGATGGCTTGGCCTGCACGGATTTCCAGTACTCGTGGCCGGGTTCGAACCAGTTAGTAATCTCGATGTGATCCAGTTTCACCTCTGTCCTTTCGCCTTGCACAAATTGTTTTGGCTGGGCTTTTCTTTCCTGCCCTTGCAGAAGATGCAGATTCTATTTTCACACACTTTGTCCAAGAACTGATCGCAAGCCTCGCAGTAGAACGCATCGAAGGCGTACGAGTACGTGCGCGGTTTGCCGCACTCGCAATTGTGAAGTTTGCCGGCGGCGCTCATGGCGGATTATTTCCAACCGCTCTCCACACTGTGTGCCTTTTTCTTGGAACACTAATAACTCGACCTTGTTTTTCCAGGTGCCTCAAAATTTTACCGGCTGCACGGCAGAATTTATTGTGTCTGTGAGAGCCCGTTCCACGATTGGCGCAATCTGTGGTTTCTCCCCACAATTCCCAGCCCAGATCCGAACCTCTCATTTCACCGCGAGATTTGAGTATGTCCCATGCCCTATGTTTAATTGACAGCTTAATTCCCATATTCACTTTTTCCACCTCCACGGCTCGTACCATTCGAAATTGGGAATCATCCAATCGCCGTACAACAGCAGTGAAATCGCTTTCGGATACGGCGCTACACCGTCGAACGAGATCCGCGGCGAAACGAAGCGCACAGCCGCCTTCTTGTGCACATACTGCGCCCACCAGTTGGCATCGACTGAGGCAGGCACGAGCATCGCGATACGCGCGCCGTAAGCTGATTCCTCAGCGCACTTCTTGGCCCAGGGGGTGATGAAGTTGAATGGACAGTTGAGCCAAAGTAAACCGTTTAACGATCTCCAGTTATAAAGTAGAGAGTTCTGTCCGGAACTAATGAACTGCGGCGCTTTGGAGTTTTCCGCGCTCGCGGCCAGGTCCCAGGAGAACGCCTCGCCGTGGCACCAGTCTCGAACGACGGCATCGAGGAAATCTTTTGGAGTTTCGTACGTCTGTCGGGAGTCCTTACCACTGGACACACGCGGCCCCTTCGGTTCAGCCATCTGGCTTCTGTAGAATTCCATTTTAATCTTCCTCCTCTTCGTCGGCATGCCTTTGAGCGAGCCTATCTTGAACAACGAGCCATTCACGAACCTGCCCAAGCTGCGCGTAAAAGTTTCCGCCGCCGGTGTGAAAAGATTCGGTTGTGTCCTTCTCACCGTCGTGTCGTGTGACAAAGATCCTAACCGAATCGTAGTGTTCCATCAGCTTAGAAACGTTTTGCTCAATGGATTTTTGTTCTTCGTCTGAGATAGTCATTTTAGAAAGGCGGATCGCCTGGTGGCGCTTTATAACTGGTAGATTTCGATTTTGACGTACTCTCTTTTGTCAGGCCCAGCTTTAACTTGAGCAACTTCAATTCGCGTCGTAGCCGGGCTGTCTCCATGAATGATTGCAGCGTATCGGCAGCAATCGACATGGAACTTTTCGCAAAGATTATCGTCATCGAGCAGGAACCTCCGGACTGACGTAACCCGGACAAGAACGTTTCTTGGAGCGCCTTTTTTAGCTGATGCCGCGACCAGTGTTCCATGCCTAATAGCTCGTTCCAGCTCGGCAACCTTCCATCCACTTCCGCGCTGAATATCAGTTCCGGTCGAGGTTTGTTTTCGTTTTGGTTTGAACCAGCCTCCTTTTCCGTCTGGAAGCATTCCATTTGCCCGCATGGAGATGGAGAGTTCATCCTCGGTCATTTCTTTGTCGTTGGAACGGATGGCACCCGCGCCGGTGCTTGAAGCGGCGATCCGCTAATGAAGAAATCAGCCAACCGTTCAGCAAGTTGCCGCTTTGTCCAGCTCACGTCGGAATGTTGAGTCATAACGTGCCTACACAACTGGATCGCGGCCTTCTCCTGCTCCGAATACCCATTCGGCGGCGGCTCGCAAAAACGCACCATGGAAGGGTCTTTGCACTCGACAACGCAAAGCATGTTCCTTCGAAGTTGAGCAATATCCTTTTTGCTCATCATGTTTTCTGGAAGGATTATCACTGGACGGATTCGTTTTTCTTCGCTCATACTACGACTGTGGAGTTGAGTGTTGAAAGCTTGATGATGCAGCCTTGGCGAAAACCGTAGGCGTAAAGCGGTTCATTGAGCGCGGTGATTACGCGGTCCTCTTGAACGGTCAAAACCTCAGTCTTGAGATCGAGCCTATCGTTTTTCCGAATCACTTTCAAATCAACCTGGCGCCCCAGCGCTGAGGCCAGCAAACCACTGGCGATTCGGACGATCTCGTCGTGATCGAAAGTGACGTTCTGTTCGAACCGGCGATCTTCCTTCTCGGCATTGCCTTGATACGCTTGCATAAGACTGATGCTGACTGAGTAGTCATTGCGCCGGCCAATCTCTGCGGCGACGTGCTGCAGGCCTTTGATGCAGCGCCCGCCCTCGCCCATGAGAAATCGGAGATCGCCTGGGTGAGGTGAGAACGTAATGCGCAGCCGGCCGTCGAACGGATCCCAGGTGGATCGAGCGTCGTTATGCCAACAAATGCCTTTGAGCAACAAAATTATATTCTTAGCTAACAGTTCTTGTGTCATTTTGCTTTTTATCAATCGAACACTTCCACCACATGGATCGGTCTAAACTTTCCACTATTGCGGATGGCGTCTTCTTTATAGTGCCTAGCCACGCCTTGTTCATCTATCCACCACTCGCGAGGCTTTGGCTTGATCCTCCAAATCCAATTTTCATTTTGAAAATCTGCGCAATTTCCGTCGTAATCTTCCCAATCGGATGGTGGGAATGAAATCGACACCTGAACAGATTCTCCTCTAGCAAAAGCTTGAATTACTGGAAGTAGTTCCGTGGCCCTTTGACGTGTCATACCAGTTGCAACGTTCATCGTGATGAAACCTGTAATTGAATAATTGATAGCTGTCAAGGGTGATCGGGTGTAATGTTGATGCCCATGAGCAAGCCGCATCAGCACGACGAGATCGCCTGCGCGATCCGAGAAGGACTTTTGGCTGTGGCTCGGTCTATAGGCGAGCTAAAGCCAGAATGCAGTAAACCAAGAGGCCATTTCGACGTAGCATTCGGCCTCGTAATCCAAAAAAAGAAAGTAAATACCATGGTAGCAGCAAAAATTACAAACGCACAACAGGTCAATGTGACCCTCACTCCAAAAACAGACTCAGGCAAACCTGCCAAACTCGACGGCGTTCCCGTGTGGAGCGTTATCAGTGGAACTTCAACGGTCGTTCCAGCCGCAGACGGGCTGTCCGCCGATCTGATCTCCTCTGACGAACCTGGCGTAACTGTGTTCCTTGTGGACGCGGACGCGGATCTCGGCGAAGGCGTCGAGGACTTGCAGGAAACGATCGAGCTGACTGTTGCCGGCGAGAACGCGAAGAACCTCGGCATCACCGTCGGCACTCCGACGAACAAGCCCACGGTTTAATTAACTCTCCCCTCAACGCCCGCTCTCGAAAGAGGGCGGGCGTTTTTAGTTTTCTACTTTAACCCAAATAACTCGGCTGTTTACTTTTCTCATCGGCGGGCTTTTTATTTGGCCTTTTCTCCACTTGCAATAGGCTCCATGCCATGAAATTCCGAAGTGTTTAGCTTGCGCGGTCATCCATTCCTTGAAGAGAATCTCTTTCATGGTTCCATCTCCATTTGTCCGACGGGTCCGTATCCCATCACCCTTAATTCTTCTTTTGGAATCCCGCGATTGATTGCAGACCTGACATTATCAGCGAACCCTCTCAATAACTCGTCAGCGTTAAGCGCGGTTAGTGATGGCCCCTGCATCGTCATCACGCCGTGCCTTGAAACGACATCAAAAACTATTCTTCCAAAAGCCAGCACCATGTCAGGGTTTTGTTTTGACAGCACTTCACAGACATAACCATCGTCAACCCCAGTCGCTTCCCGGTCGGCTGTTCTGAACCAAAGAATTGAATGAAATAAATCTCCAAAAGCAGCCTCAATGGACTGAAGGTTTGGAGTGAGTGTAAGGCCAATTATCTTCATACAGTTATCGGGTTCTTGAACTTCCAGATGTCGCGCCAGCAGGAGGTCGAGGCTTAGTTAAAAAGTGCCAGCACCGGCAAGTTTCACACCGCCACATTTTAGTAATCGAATTAGGCTCGTATAGCGGGTTCCCATCTTTCGGAGCGGTACGCCAGCGATGAGCCGCAGCCTCGGTTTCGAACGACGGCCAGGTTTTCTTTAAGGCAAATAGGCGGACACCCTTTGAACCTGGGCCTGGATTCGAATAGTGGAGCGTTCATCGAAAAGATGCCCATCCGCATTCAATGATACCTCCAGTCTCGCTAATTCTGCTCGCGAGAGACGGCCCAATAGTCGCAATGAAGTCAGTTTTTTGCCGGTTGTCGATTATGAGAGTGTCCGTCATGTCGCCGTACCGTTTATTTATCAATTCAAATAGAAGGTTATTTTCCCACTGGCTTTCTGATCTTTTCCCGATTTCATCAATCACCAGCAGTTTGAATTTTCGAAGATCGCTCAATATCTGAGCCTCATTTCTAGTTGCATCATTCTTATAGGTCGATTTTATCAGCATGAAGAACTCGGTAGCGGTGAAAAAATAACACTTCTCTAAGGAGGCTGAGACTATCTTCATAATCTCTACTCCGAGCTGTGTCTTTCCATTGCCTCTTCCGCCGGTAAGCGCAACGATCATTCCAGTCCCAAGCTTTGATTTTAGAACTTCAAGCTTTTCTCCCCATTCTCCTGATGCTATCGGCTTACAAGAAACCTGTCTCAGTGGGCAGTTCCATTTCCTTCGGATTTCGTCAATTTCAAACTTATCGTCTATTGCTTTTCTCTCAGCCTCCCTGCGATCATACTCTTCGTTTGAAATGGTCTTAATTTTGAATTCTCGCTCTTGAAACTCTTCCGTCATAGGCTTTTAACCTCAATTCTTTCCTGAAGTTGGTTTTTTTCTGGAGTTTTTCCCGCACCGTCCCTCCCGCGCTGAAATTGCCAGGCCGCTTGAAGATGGTGTCTCCATGACCTGATCGGAACGTCTTTACTATCCCTACCACCCCTTCCCGCTGCATGGTTCCACGTTGCCGAAACAAAATCAGCAGGGCATCCGATAGTACACGCCGAAGCCTGTGCTTCTTTATCAGACTTTGGAAATCCAGGAGGAAATTCCACGGACAAATCCAGTGGTGGATCTTTATGACGGATCTCTTGTACGGGTACTGACGGATCGGGTGCAAAGCTTTTGCACCCTTTTTTGTCGCCGTTTGCACCCTTAACCGCCTCAGATTGCACCCTTAGCGTGTCACAGTTTTCACCCTTAGTGAGATTAGGGTGCAAATCTTTCACCCTTACCCGATATAAGCTAGAATCTTTCGGTCCTGAACCTCCTACTTCAATAGATAAATGCCTGGACGACTTTAGTTTAGATAGAATGTATTGGACTCCACGCTCGCTTAACCGTGATTTTTCGGCCAGTTTTGAAACAGATGGCCAAGCCTCACCTTGATCGTTTGCGAAGTCTGCTATAGCGAGCATTACCAACAGCTCACCTTGTTTGGTAATTGTTGAGTCAGACCATACCTGCGACATTATCCGGATGCTCATTGTTGGGAAGAGAAAAGGCCCGCCGCCTCCCGCTGAAACAAAGCCAGGTGGAGAACCAGGCCGCTACGCATTCGCGCACGTTCAGCGGCAGGCCAAAAGAGTGTGACATAGTTTTAGCGGTGTTTCAATCCGCTAGGGTGTTTTACCACGACTGCGAGAGGCGTCAAAGGTTATTTCAAACTATTTGCAAATTTGGATATTCCTTGGTGACCTGGTGGTGCAAAGGTTTAATTTCGAGAATAATGGGAGCCCCTTGTGATATCGGTCATATAAAGTTCGGACTGTGATTCCAGTTTCCCTGGCCCATTCAGCGACAGTCATTGTCCTGCCACAGTGATCGATAGTAAGTGTGCGGCGTGTGTTATGTGACTGTTCCAACATTGTAGCCCACCGGCAATTGTCTGGAGTGTAATCGCCGTCGTTATTCTTTCTTTCGATACAATGTTTCTGGCTGGGTTTTGGCCCCATATCTGAGATGAAGTTTTCAAATCTCATCCATCGATCACAAACCTTTATTCCACGTCCACCGTAGTGCTTCCATGTATTGAGCTTTTTGTTTGAACACCTCGACTTCATCATCGCCCAACTGCGATATTCGGTTGTTCGGGATTTTCCAGATCCGGCATACCCATGAGTTCGAGTTCTTTCATGTCTCCTTTTCCTACCATAACACCCACAGGAAACTATTCTTTGCGTTCGAAGGTCACTCAACCTTACGCTTTTCTCGGTTCCGCAATCACAGCAACAGGCGCACCACCTCTCCCCATTAACAGTAAAAATGCGAAGAACCAGCATCATGCCATACCTTGATTTAACGGGCTTCATTAGCGTAATTCTGGTGGTAAATATGGAACATTGCAACACCGAAATACATCTTCCTCACTGTTGCATTTAATTTGCTCACCCGTCGCATGAATTGATACGCCCGAACCGTACGCGTGAAGGCTGCGGCCCATCTTGTGTGCGCCGGTAGTAAGTTTGAGATTCGTCTCGAGTGAACCGGTGCGAATCACGAGGCTGACGGCCCAGTTGTCGGCTGTTGTCGCGAAGAAATCTACTGGGATGCCGCTCGGAATATGGATTCCGAGCTTGTTCTTAGGTCCCCAGGCGGCGATGTAGCCGGCGGAATTGAACCGCTTGCCGATCAAGCCGCTTTTATAGAGCGATTCGATGTAGGCGTCGGCCAGATCAACGGTGAGTGTGTCGAAAAGTCCGTCGGGCGAGGTTTGTGTGGCCGGCACAAAAAGGATCTCGATGTCTGAGACTTCTGGCTTGCCGCGGCGCAGGCTTCCAGCAATCTCGATCTGAGTGACGTACGGACGGAGCAAGGCCACGAGCGCATTTGCTACGCTCATGGCCTGGTCTCGCGGAAACTTCGGTTTGTCGCTCAAAATCAGGCTTTCTTTCCAGCCTCTTCGAGAGTCATTTGCGCGGGATCGTCAACTGAACCTGTCGCGGTCTCGCTGAATTTCTCAGAAAACGATACTTTGGTCTTAATCGTTGGGGAGTCGCCATTGCAGTCAATGGTGTGGGCGAAAGAGACGACGATTTGCTTTTCGTCAGCCGGAGCAGCTTCAACGATGCGTCGAATTTCCTTTTCCTGATCGTCCCAGAGGTTGCCTGAGAGTTCGAGTGCGAGTTCTTTGACTTTGTTCCATGGGATTTTTGCCATTTTTGATTCCTTTTCGTTTTGGGTTTACTGCGGGATTAACTCTGGCGTTTGTTCGATAACAGGCTCAACTGCGTGCCCGTCTTCTATGATAATCGCAGCCTTACCTCCGCCATGAATTTTTTCCAACCAGATTTGATAATCTTTGTCCTTGGCCCAGTCAGCCAGGACGACGAGAGCCTTATCGTCCAGATCGTTCCCGCTCCGGACAAGCATCACGCGCAGCTTCGGATTGAGCGCGGCACCCATCGCGAGCGAGGCCATGAGCTGGCCCTTCGTGGAGGCCTGCTCGAACGGAAGCCCGTCGATCAACACCTCGCCAGCATAGCCGAGGCCCATGCCTGGCACGGGGAAATTGGCGGCCGCGATGGCATCACGTTTGAAACGATCGATTGCATCCAGCTTGCGCGTGAGAGAGTCCGCCTCTTTCGAAGCCTCTTTGAATTCGGACTCGATTTTGTCGATCTCCTTGTTTTTTCGGATCTTGGAATTGGTAGCCTCAGCCTCATTGATGAGCGTGCGAAAAACTGAGGTGTCAATGTCGATTAAGGCGTCAGCCTCAGCCTGCGCGGTTTTCGAAGCCTCAAGTTCCTTCTCGGCATTTGTCACGCACATATCGAATGCCTCATTCTGGCGATTTAGCTTTTCCTTGAGTCGTGCAATCTCAACGGCTGTCTGTTCAATGGCGGACTTATGGTCCTTTGCCATGTTCGCATGATGTTGGGATGCGATTTTCAACTCAGAAACGCGCCTACGAACCTGATCGTTGGCATTATTCACTTTTGTCGCCTTCTCCTGCTCTGCCAGGATTACAGCCGTGGATTGTTCCTCTTTCGGAACGCCCTGGTGGCGCGGATTGGAAGCCAGCATCGCCTGTTTCGCCTTCACGCGACGATTTACCTCAGTGCGCTGGTTGAACAGTGCTTCGTGATCTTTGTCTTGTTGGGTGAAATTCAACCCGAGCAGTTGGCGGATGGTTTCCGAACGCTCCGCCGGCTTCATCTTCGCGAATGCGAGCGGATCGAAGCTAAGCTTGCCGACGAGCGCATCAAGAACCGACTGGGGCGAGCTCATGCGCGTGCCGTCCTTGTTCGTGACGACCAAAGAGCCGCCGCCGGTCGCCGTGATGACGCGCTTAACCGTCAACTCAGGCAAACCGATGTTGCCGAGAGTCATTTCGACTGTTGCCTTGTCTTGGCCCCGACGAACGGGTTTGGGCGGGATGCTCGCGCCACCATGCAAAGTCATCTCAATCGAATCTAAAAGCGACGATTTTCCTTGTTCGTTGTTTCCGGAGACGATGACGAGATTGCCTTTGTCGCCGAGGGTTAACTCGATACAACTTAAACGTTTTATATTTTCCGAGGAAAGCGAGAGGATCTTCATGCCGCCACCTTTCCAGATTCGACAACTGGTTTAGGCGCTCGGGCCTTGCGAGTTCCGCCGTTTATCTTGCGAGCACGCACATGACTGCGTGGACCAGTTTTTAGAACGTCCACGATTTTTACGCTTGCCGCGACGATTACCGACGCGACCTGCTTCTGCTGCTCTTTGTCGTTCCAACCAGGAACAGCCGAGATGATGCAAGTGATTTCGTGCTCCTGGGCCTCAATTAGAGTGCCGAAGGTTAAATCGCCTACACGAAAGGCGTGTGTCTTTTCGATCATACGTTTTAGTTATTTGTGTGCGTTTAGTTTTAGTTTTGGGATTTAATGGGGGACGTCATCAGGATCGCTCTCCCAGGAGAATTTGACTTTGCCCGGAGATTGCTCGGGTTTACGCGGAGGCTCTCCGCCGTTCAGTTCGATCAGGTAATCCATACTGCGCTTTAGCTTGTCGAGGAACAGCACCACAGCCTCATCGATTTTGGAAATGATCTCCTCATCGCGATGGACAGTGATAATCAACGGAGGAAATCGGCGCCGGTAACAGCAGAGTTTCCATTTCGGAAAACCGGTGACGTACATGCTCCCGTGAACCTGGGCCGAGAAGTCTTTTGGGAGTTCGCCGTTCAAGAGAACGGAAACATGATGCACGGGCTGTAAACATTTAATTTCGAGCCCGGTCTCGGCGTCTAGCAGTCCGTCAGGTGAGCAGCCAACAGTTCCGGCATCGTTTGTAATGAACCCGACGCGATCAACCTTGCATCCATACTCGAATTCAAACCATGGTATCGCCTCGTCCTGCAGTATGGTGCCCTGATCGGTGGCCCATGCGCCGAACGAGAGCAGTGGGCCACCAAGCCAGATTTCGGCCAGCTTTTGTGAAAGATAAGTTGCCGGGGTTTGCCCTTTCCTGATCTCGAAAGTTGGACTGATGATGTTATCGAACTCTGAGGCGGTGGGAATACACGATCTGAGGCTCAACCATTCTGCCGAGCCTTGTACGCAGTCGAATCGTTTCATGGCGTTCGCATTTGAATGAATCGTGATGGGTCGCGAGGATCGCGCAATCCGCCGGCGGCTCTGATTCGGTCAAAGCAGCGCTTGGTCATCGCGATGTCATTCAGGCAGTAGTCGATTACTGAACCGATTTTACCACGCTGCCAATCCACCGGAGCGAGCGCGCCATGTCCGGTCTTGCGTTGTCCGAAGTTGGCCGATCCAACGGCATCCAATCCGAATCCGATGTGTGATGGGTAAACAAAATCAGGCCCGAGCCCGTCAGCTACCCACAACTCGCGCAGAATGTCGTAATGCTTCTCATCCTTGGTGCCTTCCATCAAATCCGTTACGCCGCACGCCTTGAGCACGCGATTGTCGAATCCGATTCCATTGAATGACACAAGCTGTTTGTCGTGACATAGCAGCACGAAATCTACGAAGTTGTCCTTGCAAAAAACGCGATATCGCCCGTCGGAGTAATCGTAGCAGCCGATTACTGAGATTCCCATGTTGGCGTGATCTTCCCAGCCCGAGCAGTATTCGATGCCATCTTCCCTTGGAAACTTGCGATCTGGCACTGCCTTGATGATTTCGATGTCGTAGATCAAACAATTGCGGCCCATGCTATTCCTTTCTTTACTTGCAGTGCGTGTTGAGTTGTGATGTTGAATAATTTTGATATTTGCTTGGCAGAAAGATTTGACCTGCGTATCTCCATGGCCGATGATGGGCAAAGCTTCTTTCCTGGAGGTGCTGTCCTGTTCTTGCGCACCATATCGGCCATGTTATCTGCGTGCGTTCCAGAAAATAAATGATCTGGATTGACGCAGTTCCTAACGTCGCACGAGTGGCAGACAATTTTGCCCGGCCCTAGCTTTCCATTTGCCAATTCGAACGCCACAACATGAACCCCAACTTGGGTCTTATTGATTTGCATTATTCCGTAGCCGTTTGGATTTGTTTTACCGCCCCAAATCCAGCATCCATTCGGGCTTTTGGTGGTTTTTGACGAAAGCCGAACGTGAACCGGGGACCACTTTGAAATTGCACAATTCACTTCACTTTTTCCTTTCTTTGTAGATTCTGATCAAGAGCGTCATACATTCCGCTTGGTATGTTCTGGTAAGCGGCTACGATTTCAGCCTCGGTTGCGTTGTCGGACACTGGGGATTTGGCATAACGCAAAAAGGCTTTTTCATCGCTTCCAGTTTGGAGAACGCGCTTACGCAACGCCACGGCCAGCGAATTAGAGACCGGGCCTCCTTCCGCCCTGGCATCACTATCTGCTTCGACGACGATATTGAGAGCATCGCACAGCGCAAAGCGCTTGGCATAGGTCCCGGCCGCTCCGTCTGCCTGAGCCTCACTGGCCTTGGGCGGGCCCGCGCCAATCCTGGCCGCAAATTCGTTTGAGACGGAATGGCCCGCCGAGTGCCGCAGGGTGCAGATTTTGACAATGCGCGGCCCGTCGAAACGAGTGGAGAACGAAACAGTGAATCCGTGCTTCACGAGAAACGGCTGAACCTGTTCCATAATCGATTCATAAGGTGCAAAGACGTATCGCGTCGTGCCGTCGTTGTTCGGGACAGCCTGTTTGGCTTGGATCCGAGGCATCTCCTTTTGAAGTGAAACGAAGGCCTCGTTAAAGAGCTGCTCTGATTTCTTGGCCTCCATGCGCTCGAAGAGTCCAACTAACTTCTCCATCACCCCGACATTTTCAGCACTTATTCCTTTGTCTATGACTGCCTGCATCATGCCAGCTACGCTGAGGACGGGTTTGTCGGAGTCAATTCGAGCTACGGCGTGTTCGTGTACAATTTCTGCGTCTTGCGGTTTGTCTTTCATAAGTGGGAAGTGGAATTATTCCTGCGTTGCAACGTTCATCGTGATTGCATTGTGCTACAAAGCCCGAGGTTGTCAAAGATTTTTCGCGTGATAATCTCAAAATAGATGGAAAAGGAATTGTGGACAGTGACCGGAACCTCTCCGGTGACCTGGGCGATCCCGTTCTGGGTAGAGAAGCACGGAGCAATCGCGCATATCTGGCGTGCGATGGCGCTGACACCGTTTCAACAGGCGGCGCTCAGTAGCCGTCTGGGGACACTTCCAAAGATTGCAAACGACGGGCTGAAGATTTCCTTCGGCCAACTCCGACGCATCGGCCAGCGCGTGAAAGACATCACAGCAGAGCCTGAGGATCAATTCGTGTGGGAGCGCCGGCGCCGGATCAAAATAGGGATTAAGCGAAAGAGCCGAGCCGAGAGAAATGAGTTTCTGAGCCTGATGTATCTCAACGGGGTGGGGCGGAGTGAGGCAGAGCTCGAATACTGGCTGAATCAGTTCTGCAACGCTTTCCTTTGGCACCTCATCAACAAAGAGACGCCGATCGATTTGTATTTCTTCAAGCTGCACCCGAGCCCGTTCCGGCGTAATTGGCACGAAGTATCCAGGGAGATGAAATTGCTGCACAAGTACAGCGCTTTCAAACTCCTGGCATGGGACGGAACGGCGTGCATGCGCGGGATCGAGTTGGAGATTTGCCCGACTTGGACACGTATTGCGCGGCGTGCCGAGGCTGATCGGATAGAGATGCTCGGCGACCATGGCTATGCGCTACGGTACCGCGCCTGGATAAAGCGAGTAAGGGAAGCGTCAAGACGACTTCATCGGGATTACATGATCTATTCAAAACTTCGGATGCCTCCCGAGAAGGTAAAAGGGAGATTTGTAAGGTCGAAACTGGTACCGCCTCAGCCAAAGATACCCCAGGCGGAACGGCAAAAGCAGCTCGAGAAGAAGCAAGCGCTTGGCAGAATACAGATTGTGAAGGCCTACAAAATGCGGGCGATGAAGCGACGTAGGCGATGGCCGGAAGCGTTGCAAAAGGCCAGGCGGTTCATTCTTAGAGATCCAGTAACCGGAAAATTTAACCAAGCAGGAACGAGTCCAAATGGTGAAGCGTTCATTCCAGCACAAACTTAGGCATGCTGCGGCGATTGTGGTTGGCGCGCTGGGCAGCAATGTATTTTCTCTCAAGACGTGGCGCAAAGGGTCCTGGGCAATCCATACGTGGTTTTTTCCACCCAGCGAGGAAGTGAGCGATTCGGTTTACCAGCGGCGATTGCTAACCTGCGAGGACTGTCCTATCTTTTTCCGACGATGGGGCTTGAGGACATGCGGAAGTCCGCTTGATCGCGAAATGCCAGAGGCCGGCTGTTTTTGCCAAATGGACGAACTCGCTCGAGACAAATACGCGACCTGCTGGCTTCGTGAGCGCGACTTGGGCGGATGGTCAAAAGAAATAAATGGCGATGGACAATAAGCTTCAAAAAATGGACGAGCCGATGCCGATAATGGACGTCGGGATAGATGAGCGCATTTTAGACGACGAGGCTGCAGTCGGAATCCTGCGCAATCTGACAGGTGTTTCAAACTTGCGCCAGGATCAGGTGAGGAGTCTTGCGCAGCTCGGGATTTACGCTCGCGGGCTCGGCATCCTCCGGACACAGCGCGGCCGGGTGTTGATTTCACAAGAGCGCCTCGAGGACACGATTCGAATTCTGATCGATCGGCTGGCAAAAGAGCAGGCCAGGGGCGCCAAGGCTCGGGTTTCGATGATCCGCGGGCTGGCTCACGAAATTAGTGGGCTTACCCAAACGATGACAAACACGCAACATCTGGCGCTCGAGCTGGAAAAGGCGGCCGCTCCGACTGGCCGACCCGATGAGGTTGATCGGCCACTGAATCAGGGATTTGGCACCGGGACAGTGATAGCTGCCCAACAAGTGCACGTCCACGAAGCAAAAAAAGAGTTGCCAAGTAAGACGAACGGAGCATAGTTGCGAAAATGAACGTCAATTATCCTCCTGATCCAAGATACGGAGTTAACGCCGTTCTTGGCACCGTTGGTCAACCCCCGCAGAATGTTGGCGCTGATGGTGATCTGGCCGTGGACCCAGACGAGGGCTCGCTCTACATCAAATCTGTGGATGGCTGGTTGTTCCTGGGCACTGGCACTGAAGTATGAATTTTCCTCCATCCCCTGCTGGCGGCATTCGAAGCGTTTTCGGCACGCGCGGCATTCCGGATCTCAGAGTTGGGCGTGATGGAGATTTGGCGACCGATCCAACGACAGGAAAACTTTACGCTAAAAGTGCTGCGGGATGGGCGTTCAAAAGGCAAGGGTTTCAGCGGTTGTTTATTCCCAGCAGTGGTGATGATGTGGATATCGCGGAGCAAGATCCTATATTTTTCGGCGGGATTCTGAGTTCGCGTGGCTACTTATTGAGCGCCACAAACCCCGGTCCTCCAGATTATGGCCCAACTGTTCTCACCTGGACGTGGCCGCAGTTGAATCTGATGCCAGGGTACGGAGAGCCCACGGGAAGTCCTCCAAGTCATATAATAATTGATCAAGTCATCCTTCAAAGATCGACCACAACAAGGGCTACGCCGCAGTCCGCAACCGGTGATGGGCCTGCTGATGGTTTTCCGTCCGAGGTGGCATATTCCACTATGGCACCAGATGCAGCCTGGACGACGCTCCTAAATCAAACACCGGCTCCTGTTGTTCTGCAAGGGCTAGGTCTTTATCCAACGCATTATCCTTTAGTCGCCCCGTCGTTATTGGCCACATACACTGACACTGACGCCCCAGATCATATCTTCAATTATCGGTTGATCATTCTGTTTCATTCGAATTTGGATAGCAAAAAATGGGAAGTCGATTGGAACGTAGTGACAGTCAAAAAGCCGTACGTGCTGACAGCATCGAGCCAGGTTGACGGTGTGCATCTTTCCTGGGTGTAGTACACCACCGGCAGTGTTTCCAAAATTCCCATCCTCCCGCCGGTAGGAAAAAGCTTGCAATGCCGACTGATGGGCGCAAAGTGCGCTCACTATGAACGAGCTTGGTACTTGGGGGATTGTGGCAGATCCGTATGTGCCACCTGCGCAAGGTCCGAAATACGTCGTGCCGCGTTGCGGCTGTGTGACTTTTGGTGAAGGTGTGCCGACAAGCACGGATGCGGGCGAGGGAGATGTTTACATCGATTCACTCACTGAAATAGGCTACCAGTTCCAAAACGGAACGTGGACAGTTTTTGGTGGCGGAGGTAGCACGCAGGTCTTTTCCGGACATTACGCACAGGGCGCACCGCCATTTACTCCGACTGCCAGCGTGGCGATCGCGATGGATCTTGATGCACCATTCGAAACTTGGATCTGGAGTGAAGGTGTATGGACCTAACATCGCTTCCAATTTCTTCGAATTATTATGGCGCTTATAGCGGCTGGCGTTACGCCTTTTTCGGCAGCAAGCATGCGGCATGTTACAACGTAAGGAATATGCCGATTTCGTACGTCCTTCACGTCATCTTCTGTAAGTTTGTGCGCGTAATGGCCTACACCTTGAGCTACTCGCCCCTTGTTCGCGGCATCCTTATTATTATCGGTTTGAGTTCCGAGAAAAAGGTGATCTGGTCTTACACAAAGCCGAACATCACAATTGTGAAGAACCCAAAGCCCGTCGGGGATTTGGCCATGATGCAAGATCCAAGAGGCTCTGTGCGACGTTTCCTTTCGGTATCCTCTTCCACCGATTTCGATGGATCCGTACCCGTTCGTCATCGGCCTTCCAGTCCAAATCCAACACCCATCACCTATGGTCACCTTGGACCAAAATCGTTCTCTAAACGTGATGGAAAATCCTTGAGGAAGCGTGGGGTCTTGTGCAATGTGTGGTCTTGCCATAATCAAGTAATGTTTGATTGTGTCTTTGCTCCCCGTCGCTTCGCAGGTGACGCGGGAGCCTTCTTATCTATCCAATAAACCGTATGAGCAACAAGCTAAAACTGATTATTATTTCACTCCTTTCGGCCACTGGATGCCTCGGAGCTGGGTTTGTTGATTACAGGTCGCTTTTAACAACTGACTTCAGTACGAATTTCCCGTCGCCATTTTTTGTTGGCGTTAAAACAAATAAATTCCCAGCATTCAGCCAGTTCGACACGAACTCTTTTTTGAGCAATGGCCTTTCTCTCTCTATCAACACGAATGGGACCGGGCTCAGTAACATAATTTTCCAAGTCAGCTCAACAAATGATTTTTGGAAAACGAATCAGGCGGCCGCCTCATCGATCAGCAACAAGTATCCCGGCGAGGTTCTCATCAACTCAAAACTGTTAATCGATCAAGGCGGTGGAGATAAGCTCGGATTCGGTGAAGGTCTTTCCTCTCCATACCCGGACGTATCAGCATTTGCTGGGATTGGGGCGCGGTATAGTTGGCCGTCCACCATGGGTCTATTTTTTCATAATCATGAAGGCTACTTGCTCACGCTCGGATGGAATAACTATGACGCAGGACGCGAGCCGATAGGCCGCACGTACAGTAACATGAGCAAGACGGAGGATGGTTATAGCTTTTCGTGGTATAACGATTTGAACGGTGGATCTGCCTCGGGCATGAAAGACCTTCCCGGGAATGACATTAACTCGAACCAGCGAAACCCGGCTTTCATTATAGCGTCCGGGGTGAACGGTGTGACCAGCGAGGCCACTATGCGGGTGGCCATCAGCAACTTCTTTGCGTATGGCTACGGCACATTGACAAACTACGATTTCATCCGGGCATTCGGTATCGAGAATTACTTCCTAACCAACCACCGTGATGCCAACGGTGTGCTCGCCTGGAATACCAATTCATGGCCGATGCAGACGGTGAGCCGAACCAATTTATTCTACTATCTTGGCACAAATTATTTCGAGGGTTGGTTAACGCTCTACGGAGACACTCGCCCGGTTCAGACGAACAACACTGAGTTTGATGTGGATGCGTTCACCGGCGCAACATTTTGGATGTATCCCAATGGCCCGAACGGAATCCCTGGAGGTGGTCTGATGCAGCCTATGGTTACGCCAAGCTCGAAGCATTTGGACATCACCACGTTTTACCAGTGGGGTGTTGGTGGGGTTACATTTCAGGACACGACAACGGCCTTTGCCGGCACACCTGGTTCTGCCCAACAGCTAATGCGCGGATATGGAGGATCTGCGACATGGCCTGGGTCACTAGCGTATCCCGGAGTATCGGCGAGTTCGGATTGGTTTCACTACTACACAAACCGGACCCATGGACTGATCCTGAATTATCTTTGGTTTTACCCTCCATTCCCAGTGTCATTTCAGAGAGAGGCAAACGGTGTGGCCCTGGAGTCTGGGGTGGTCGTAAACGAACCAGGAAGTTCAGGAGTCTTGAGACTGGCCATCGGAGCACTTCGATCATCCATCCATTCTCTCACTAATTGGGAAGCGGGCACAATTCATTGGATACCTCAAACCGATAATCTTCTATATGACGGTTCATGGAACTATGCTGACTGCAAGGATCTGCTGAGTGTCATGGCCATCACTGGTGGTGATGAATGGATACGTAGCGCGAGCGGCGGGGTGCTCACCAACACCTCATTTCGACTAACCGTCACGAACGCTGGTCAAATCTCAGTTTGGCAGGATCAGTTGCGCGGGGCCAACAGCGGGTTCAAAGTTATCAACTTTGGCCCGACAAACCAGATTTGTTATCGACCATTGATTGGCGGTGATGTTGCGGTGTTCTTCAGTAATGAAGATCCGAGCGCGGCAACAAATCTCACGGTCAACTGGGGCCAACTTAATTTCGCCAGTAATTATCCAGCGGTGGTGACTGAAGTTTGGACCAATGCGCTGCTTGGCTCATACACCAATTCGTTCACGGTGTCGGTGCCTGCCGCGAGCAGTACTGTGATTAGATTTAGCCCGGCCAATGGTGGTGGGTTAAGCAACTATGTGAGTAGCGTTTCTTCCACTGCCAATAATTTCTGGGTAACAAATGTTCCAGAGGGCGGTATCATGTACAGCAACCCAGCAACAAAAGAGGTGGCTAAATTCTCGGCTGGCGCAGTTGGAACCTTTGTTGCGGGTCAGACTAATGCCACCGCGATAATGTTAGCGGATGCTGTCGGTTCTTTCGCACTCGGATCTGCATCTGGTGCGAGCAGTTTGATTTACGCTGACGGTGAAGGATCGCTGGCTGGAGGGCAGGCTCAGGCGGCAGGAACCATAAAAACATCAGAGTTAGGCGCGATGGCGTGGGGCCATGCCAATGCCTCAGGCAGCACAATTCTGGCATCTCAACCTGGAACATTTGCTTTTGGTGACGCCATAACTGGCGGGACCATTACCTCATCACTCCAAGGGGCGATAGCGGCAGGCCGTGCCTCTAATGGCGGCAGTATTCTATCATCTGGATTTGGTTCGTTCGGATTTGGTCAGGCGGTTTTGAACGGATCTGCCAATATAACCGCTAACGCAAGTGGAACCTTGGCATTTGGTGTGGCTAATGGCGGTGTAATCATTGCGCACGATATTGGAACCATGGCGTACGGAGATGCAGAGAATGGTGGGCTTATTGAGTCATACGGGCCTGGGTCTATGGCTAGGGGATACATAGGCGGCACCAATGGTATGATTATCACCTATGGAAACGGAACGACAGCGTGGGGACAGGCAGAAAGCAATTCTGTTATTAAAGTTGGTGACCTTGTTGCCGGTCAAAATGTTCAGAAAGGTGGATCGGCTTCGGGCTATGCTAACGGAATAGGCACCATTTGGGCACATGGAAACGGGGCATTTGTTCACGGCGTTTCTTCCAATGTTTTCGGCTGGCTAACCGCAACAGGACAGTGTGCGGTTACTTTCGGAGAAAGTATCAGAAATGAAGCGGCTGGTGGTTTCAGTTTTGCCTATGGAAAATTATTCACAAACAACACAGCCAACTCATTTAATGTAGGCTGGAATGTTCAGCCGAGCTTACAGGTCGCAACGAATCAGATCGCTCTCTCAACTGACAATGGAACTGGGAATGTGGTGAATCGACAGATTGTTCAAGGCGGGGTTAAAACTTTCACTACAAATTCTGCGACGACGGTTGTATCAATAACGTTGCCAACTTCACTTACTTGTTTTGGAGCAAAACTATCAGCAACAACTGAAATTAAGAGCGGGAGCGATCTGACCTCGTGCCGAGAAGATATATCCATCAGCGCAAAAAACCTGTCCGGGACAGTGACCGCGACAAATTCTCAGGCATCACTAATTTCTACTATTCCGGGAACTACAGCAACGGTGGTGAACTCATGGAGTACCTCAGTAAGCAGCACGACAGTTTCGGTTCAACTAACTTCTGTCACCTCAGCAATACAAGCTACAACATCTCGGCTTATTGGGCTGCGGTTGGAATTAGATTCCGATAGCGTCTGCGTGGTTACATGGCCTTAATGAATATGTTTCCAATTCTTTCTATAGCAAATAGCGTATATAGTAGTCCTGTTCCTTCCAAGCCTCTTGGCTATTTCTCCAGTGCTTACTCCAGCCCGGAAATCCTTCCTCATTTCAATTATTTGCGCCGTTGTAAATGTCGAATAAGCGCATTGCTCTCCGCACCGCTTATAGCCAAGCACATGATGAGCATGGTTGGTATTTTCAGATGGAGTGCTCCATTCAAGATTTTCCAATCTGTTATTCTTTTTGTTTCCATCCTTGTGGTTCCCCCAATCTCTTTCTGGGTCGTCCTTTTCAAGAAATGCTTTAAGAACAACCAAGTAGACATCACAATTAATGGCGACACCATTCCGGTACAGGCTGACGTGCAAATATCTTTTACCAGATGCCTTGAGTATAATTTCTTTCCTGTGAGTTCTTCTTGGAGAGCTTTTAATCCTTCCGAGGTTGCTAACGAAATATCCCTCAAAACCTTTTACTGGACGCCATTCCTCCACTTCTGCGATTATCTGTTCAGACATTGTTCGACCTTTCTTTTCAAGGTTGACCGTGTTCAGGCGATCGAGACGGCCAGAACCGTCCGTTCGCCGTCTATTCTTTATCAGGAATGGGGTCACGTTACAATGCCATTATGAAAAACTTCATCACCTTAATCGCAATAGTCTGTGTCAGTTCGCTAATTGGATTGGGGTTGAACGCAGTTGATGGCGTGCGCCAAGTCGTGGGCGGGACCGATACGGTTGTAAAATCTTATCGCGCAACCCTAACACAAACCGGAACAGCGGCTCCAGTAGCGACAGTTATGGCTAACGGAATTGGAGCTATTGTTTGGGGGTACGGCGCCCCTGGAAATTATACAGCTACATTAACGGGAGCTTTTACGACCAACAAAACATGGGCCACGATTCAATATAGTGGTCCGGCAAACAACTTCGCCAAGGCAACAATTCAGCGCACTAGCTCAGATGTTCTTACTGTGCAAATTAGTTTTGATGGAGATGGCCTTGGGAATGACCTTTTGATTAACGCACCCGTTGAAATACTGGTTTTCCCATGATCAAATCCCTTCTAATCCTCGCCCTTGGTTGCCTCATCGTTCTCGGCGTCTATGCCGCAGACGGAATCAGGCAAGTGATTGGCGGGACTGATACCGTAGGCTCCATCGGACTGGCCAACCTTCCAGTGGGGGTGGTGACAAACGGATATACCCCAATATTCACAAACACCACAATCAAGCTAGGAAGCGGAGCTTTTAACTCACCCAGCTATGGATTTACCGCATCCGCCACAGATGGGATTCTTTACACTGGAAGCAGGCCAACATTCCAAGTAGGGTCATCTTACGTGCTTTCTCTAGCTCAGGCATTGATGTATCTGGCTCAATCGACAACGGTTGGTTATGGGAATAATAACGATCCGTCTGTCGCCAGTGCAATGGAAACTTACTACTCAAGATCAACCACTGGAACTTGGCTTTTCAGCACGAACGCTATTTTCAAAGGTGCTGTCACGTCCACTAACGGCCTTGCTTCTTATCGTTCCAATCTTGTCGCCTGCACTTCAATAACTATCGGAGCAAGCCCGGTAAACTGGACAAATACGCTTGGGGTTAATTGCGTCGTGTATGTTGATGGAATTTCTGTGACGGGCACAGTCGGCATAAACGGAGGAACTATTTTTTCCACCATCGGACAGAACACGGTGCTTTTGCAGAACGGGGAATATGCCACGATTACGTTTACTATCGGCACTCCGACTGCCTGTTTCAAGCCTTTCTAATGTGGAAATTTTTTCATTCTCGCACTTCCGGTGATGGCGAAGTAGTTTTGTATTTGTGAGCAACGATGAAACCAACTGCCATAAAATCGAAGTCATAGCTGAGCGAATCAAGGCTGAGCGGGAGCTTCGTTTGGCTTTCGAGAAGCTCATGGATGAGCGTAACGCGGCAAACAAAGAAGCTATCAAGGCCGCGTTTGCGTCTGCTGAAAAGGCCAGCGAGAAAACTGAACAAGCTTTGAAAGAATACAAGGTCGGAGCCAATGAATGGCGCGATACTGTCCGAGACGCAATTGCTGCCGGAGGAGGGAAAAGCAGCATCACCATCGTGCTCTGGGCTATTGCGGCCAGCGTAGGTATCGGGCTACTCTTTTTCTTTATTAAAAAATGAAGAACGTCTTTGCCGCATTATGGGCCAATAAACACACCAGATATGCAGCGTTGACTTATCTGTTTTGTAAAACGGGCCTGGAGATATTCGAGGTGTGGTTTCAGATTTATTCCCAGCAGATCCGCGCCACGATCCATATCATCGAAGGGGTGGCAGTGACCTATGGTTTGGCTGCTGCTGGTGCCGGAAACGTTCCCCTCGCTCAAACAGGAGATGATCTGGCTTTGAAAAAGGCTCAGAAGGAATTTGATGGCTCAAAAGAGTAAGGCGATACTCTGTCCGCACTGTGGCCGGACAATACCCGAGTTGATGGAGCATTATGTCGGTGCCGGAGTGGAAGGTTGCAACTGGATTTGTGTTCGGCCAGCCCGGGAGGTGGATATCTTCGTTTCGTCCGGGTTACGATTAGCTGTTGACTCGCGCCAGCCAGAGGCGCAGGGTGAGGCAAAATGATACCCCTGCTTATGAATAACATCATCAAACTCCGAACCCGATATGAACTGATGCTCGAAACCGAAAAAGCTGAACGTCAGAAAAAGCTGTGCCTGCTGACTGTAGCGCTCGCGGCAGTCCTGGCCGGCGTGTGCCTGATGTTCGTGGGTTGTGCTGGTAACCCAGCAATGAGCCATGCGGCGTTTACTGCCGCTGTCACGCTCGGCGAGCAGATTGGCCTTGAGACTCATCCCGAAGCCACACCGCATGTCCGCGCTGCCGTTCCGGTGGTATGCGCAGTGGCAAACGGAACAAACGTTACGCCTTCTGAAATCGTCAAAGCGCTTGAGGCGGCAAATGTAACAAACGTTACAGCTCGACTGATTATCAATGGAAGCCTCTCGCTGCTCAACGTGGTGGTTTCCGGCCTCAGCACGAATGACACTGAGATCCGGCTCTATGGAAAGGATTTATGCAATGGGATGCAGGCAGGTTTGCCGCCAGGGAATCCCGCTTTGTTAAAAGCGGCCAAGCCTCTGCCGCCGCATTTGCGTTAAATGACAGCGGAGGAAAAATTTGAAGCGCTCAGGGAATATATCTCTAAAGAGGCGGAGCTGGCTGACAGATCTGCGCACGAGTGGGACAAAGCGTATCCTGGCTGCGCTCAGGTCCACTACCGCGCTGGAATGTGGTTTATGGCGAACGAGATTAGGAATTTCATAGGACCATGAAACTTTTACCGATAATTCTTGTGGTGCTTTGCGGTTGCGCCGGTGTCCCTAAAGGATCACCAAAGAAGGTCGCCTTTGAAAATTCATTGGCAGCAAACCTAATCGCAAAATACGCCAAGCCCGGTGGCATACCGAACGATCCGGTGCCGGAAGTTCAACGCAATCAAGTTTTGAACGATCTGATATTCCTGACTGATCTGAATTACGATCAGTTTATCAACGGCCTGTATCAAGGTAGGGCAACATTTGACACCATCACGGACTTGGCTCTTATAGGACTGGGCGGGGCGGGAACATTGATTTCTGGCGAGGCCGCCAAATCAATCCTGGCGGCAATCTCGGCTGGCGTGGCCGGAGGCAGGGTTTCGGTTGATAAAAACTTCTTCCTTCAACAGTCCACTACCGCCTTGATAGCGACCATGGATGCGAACCGGAAAACTAAGCTGGTTCAGATTCAGGAGAACATGATCACACTCAGTTCGGCAGATTATCCGCTTTCTCAGGGCATGACACAGATTGGTGAGTACTATCGCGCAGGAACAATAGTCGGTGCTTTGCAGGAAATCACGACTCAGGCGGGGAATGAAAAGACGGCTGCGACTATTAAACTCCAGGGCGTGATGAAATTAAAGGGTCCGAGATGAACCTTCGACTTCTCTGGCTGTTAATTCCACTCCTGCTATGCGGTTGCCAGATCCAGATTGCTTTCCAGCCATTCAAGTCAACCCCGCCAACCGTGACCGTGGCCAAGCGCATCACGCAACCATCCAATCATGCCGTGGCTTTCACGAGGCACCAGACGCCGTATATCAATGAGGATGGAAACGTGGTTATCAGCAGTGTAGAGTATGAAGGGCTAAAATCTGCTGCTGATTCGACAACTACTCTGCCTCCAATTCCCAAATGAAAGATGAATTCATAGACACAGCTTTCAGGATCGCAGCAGTCCTGTTCTGGGGTACGGTGGCATTTGTTACTGGCCTGATGGTCAGCATGGCTTTAGCGAGTTGGGAATGAAATGAAGCATCGACAGATAAAACGCTACGGGTGGGTCAGGGATTTGCCCCAGATCCAAGATAGGGTTTTCTCGATGCCTCATGCCGTGTTGCCGGACGTGGTTGACCTGTCTGCGCAATGCCCTCCAGTTTACAACCAAGGCCAACTTGGCAGTTGCACAGCCAATTCCGTGGCATCCGCTTTTGATTTCGAGCGCAAGGCCCAGGGCTTAAGTTTCATCACCCCGTCAAGATTGTTCCTGTACTACAACACGCGAGATATTGAGGGAACAGTTGACTACGACTCCGGGGCTTCGCTGCGCGATACGATCAGGTCAGTTGTGAAACAAGGGGTGTGCCCTGAGATTGATTGGCCCTACGACATTTCCAAGTTCACAGAGCAGCCTCCGTTCGATACTTACCTGACTGCGGAGAAAAACCAGGCCCTAGAGTACCGGCGCATTGCTCCGAGCGAGACAGAGATGATGCAATGCCTTGCTCTGGTTAAACGTCCGTTTGTCTTTGGATTCAGTGTTTTTGGGTTCTTTGAAACTCCCGAGATGGAGAGCACTGGAATACTCCGGTTGCCGGATGACTCGGAGCGTTCACCGATTGGAGGTCATGCCGTGAAGTGTGTTGGTTACGACCGAATTAAACGGCTGTTCAAGATCAAGAATTCATACGGCGCGGCGTGGGGACCGTTTGGGGGCTTTTTTTATATTCCGTTCGACTATGCCGCTAATCCCGGGCTGGCAGATGACAGATGGATAATTACACGGGTGGAAAATTAACTCGGTCAACAAAAAAAGGAAAATTATGGTAATCGAAGTTTTTTGGTGGATATTGCTTCTACTCTGCGGGCTCGGCTGTTTCGTTCCCAACGATCCAAAATGGGCGTGGACCGGAACTGGCTCACGCCTCGTCATCTTAATCCTGATCGGCATCCTGGGATTTTGGCATCACAACCCATTCAACTAAAATGCCAAAGAAATCCGAACACAAAGGCGCGAGCGAGGAGCGGCAGGTGTGGATGCGAAAACTTCAGCGCATGCTAATCACGCATCCAGATAATCGAGCACTTAATATTCTTGAAGCCTGGGGAAAATCCCGCGTCAAACGCTTCCGCGCGCGCAAGGGCGGACTCTGATGTTTAATCGACGCAAATTTCTGTCCTCGTCTGTCGCAGTCGCGGCCGCTGTGCCAATGCCCCCTGGATGGAGACGGACGCTTCGAAGCCCGAAGGACACCGAGTTCGTTGACAGTTTAAGGAAGGTTCGAATCTCTGTAGAGGTCGTGCAACCTAAGCAAAGACTGGCCGCGGCCCCATCTGCGCCTCCAGCTGCTTCAGTCGCATCGGTTTCTGTCGCTGGTGGGATTATTACGATTACCTGGCAGGGTGGCACAGGCCCATTTGTCGTTGAGCGCAAGGATTCACTGAGTTCGCCGTGGCAGGCGATCGGCAATTCGACGATGGCCAGATCGATTTCGGTGCCTGCGCTTGGCGACGATGCCTACTTTCGTATCCACGATCAGGTGCCAATGCCGCTGACGGCAGATGTACAAGCCGATGGAGTTCATCTTTCATGGACACCACCAGAGTTTTAGGATTAAATCCATTTTTATGAGCGACAACATTGACTATTACGTTGCTGAAGAATCGTTGAACAATAATTTTTCCCCGTTATCACGCAGTAGCGCGCATCTCTCATCGCCAGCCCACGTTTTCGCAAACCCAATTCCGAACGGCGCTTATTATCGCGTAAGAGGAATTACACTTACCGCTCAAGAGATCCCGTCAACGATCGCTGGACCGGTGAGCCCGGTGAATCAGCCGTCGGGAAGCGTGGCGTGGGCGCGAAAGGGCGGGGGTTCGTTAAATGATGCAGCAGCCTGTATAGCCAGAAACCCTGACGGCTCATTTATCATGGCTGGCTATTTCAAGGGAACGGCTAATTTTGGAACGCCGGGGGTTTCGGCAGCCGGCCTTACATCGCCGACAGGAAGGTCTGCTATTTTTATCGTGAAGTACGACAACGAGGGGAATCATGTATGGTCCGTAAGTTACGGCGGATCGTCGGGAGACCTACAGCCCATCGCAATAGCGGTGGATTCCAGTGGGAATATATATCTCTGCGGGCTAGTTTCTGGAACTGCAAATCTTGGTGGGGGTGATCTTCCTGGTGGCCATGCATGGATCGCAAGCTATACCTCAACTGGGGTACATCGTTGGTCCTATAGTTTCGGTATTCCAACAGGAACAAACGATGCCTTTACCACGATTAAAATAAACAGCGCCGGAAATGTTATCGTTGGTGGAAGATTCGCGCCTGGTCCTCTTCCTCCCACATTAAATTTTGGAACTCCAGGCCATCCCGGAAGCCCCGTTACTAATGCTTACCAAGGACCATCAATAGTGCTGGCCTCATATTCGCATGACGGCAATCATTTGTGGTCGAGAATGTACCAATCTGGAGGTGGACCACCGAATGTATATATTGTTCTCGATTCTGTGGACAATATTTATCTCGCTGGCGATTTTACTGGCTATTTGCAGCTTGGCGATGAATCGACAGCTATACACACGTCGGGAGGCCAGCAGCAGTGGATGTATGTGGCCAAAATCGCACCTGACGGATCGTATGGTGCATCCTCGTGGTCGTTTCCACACGGCTACCCCCTTAAGGGAACTGTTGGGCTTTGTATTGGCATTGATCCTCAATACAGCACGATTGCGGTTGCGGGATATTTTTCAATAAGGACTGATTTGGGTGGTGGAACTGTAAATGGCACTGCATCCGACGCAAGCGGGTTCCTTGCCAAGTACTCCGCCATTGACGGACATTACATGGCCGCGACTTACATGAATCCAGTAAATGCGTGTGGCCCTACGGCGGTAATGTTTGGATCTCAAAACGAGGTTTATATGACCTGTTATTTGGGCAGCAGTGGTGTTTACGACTTTAGTGGAAGGTCAATGCCTGTAACACCAGAAAATCAATACGACGCTTTTGTCGCCAAATACAACAACTCGCTTGTGTTGCAGGACGGTTGGCCGCTTGAGGTTGGGGGAACGGGCGTTGATAGTGCCAAAGGATTGGTCAGTGATCTGAGTGGAAATCCAGTCGTTTGTGGGTTCTTTAGCCCAAGCCACACTCCGAACCAACAGCCAACACCTGTCATGTTCGGAACCATTCCACTCACGTCATACGGAAACAGCGATGCGTTTATAATGAAGGTTAATAAGTAGCGTGAGAACACTGCTGGCCCTGGCTGTCCTGGGCCTAGTCATCAGATCTCCCAAACACCAGGAGCAAGTGGAGAGCCTTGGCAGGCCGATGAAGGTTTCGGCGCGGCTCACTTTCGTTCCACTCCCAACCTTTTCGATCACGAACATCGCAGCCTCGAATGGCACGATAACCCTGAGTTGGAGTCCAGGGACAAACTCAAGCGCATACACAGTTTGGTGCAGCACGAACAGCACAGGGCCGTGGACGGTTCTGGTCAGTCCTGTCACCAATACATTCTTGTCATTCCCGATCACTCAACCCAACTGTTTCTATCGCATTGAACAGCCACCGACTAACACGATCACGATTCTGGATGATGATCGGTTTGGGGTTGCCGCTACTCACGTTTATTGGGCAGCGGCGTGGATTGAAACTTTGACGTTCGGTACCAATGATTGTGCTGTGGCCGAGGGGTGCGCTGAACCTGGCCCGCGCAAGCTGTTGCGCTTCCCGGTGACGGTATGGAATCCGAACAATGCCAATTACTGGTATGGCCCGAGCGGGCCTTACTACTTTTACGATCCATGCCATCATCACTTTCACCTGACGAACTTCAGCAAGTTCACTTTGATCGGGGATACCGCCCAAGTCACAAGCCGAAAGATGGGGTGGTGTGTTATCAACTTTGGTAAGGTTCTGGACCTGGGATGGAACACCGATCCACAACCCGGATCTTGCAATTCTCCCAACCTCATGCCCGGATGGGGAGATGCGTACAATGTTCAACCCTGTATGTGGTTTGATATCACCGGCCTGAGTGACGGGGTGTACACCATGAAGATCGAGCTGGACCCAACCAAGGCTTATGGATTTTACACCATGTCACAGCATCGGATTGCCATAACGAACACGGTAATTACGCCACTATGACGTACACGGCCAGATTTGATCGAATCCCTCCAAGGCTTTGCCGATTGCTGGCCCGTTCGAGTAATGGGTTACGGTTGATGACGGAAGAGGAGATTTGTGAAAGGAGCGGGCTCTCACGGGTTCGGGTAGTTCAAATCTCCCACATGGCGAGCTGGTCGTTGCTGAGGCTATCCGATATCGAAGCTTTCAGCCATGCCTGTGGTGTGAACCTCCTGCAGCCAAAGAAGCATCTCCGGTTTCTGCGCCATCGAAATCTTTCTTACCTCGACCGGGCTACCGTCGCGCAGCGCAAGATGCTGGCGAAGCTGATGGCCGGCATCACCCCACCTGCACGAGCCCAAGCGATCGCTTGACGGTGTTCGGAGTCGAGGCGTTGGCCTGGATCTCTTCAGCGCATTCCATCAGCAGCGCGTACGACATTGAATCAAACGGATGCTTGTGCTTGTTTTTGTCGCGCTCGATGAAATTGATTTTGTCCTTCCCCTTCTTCAAATCACGGAACATCGCCAGGGTATGCTCGCAGTGCGCCGACACGGCCAGCCGGTTTTGACTAAGAAGCTGCTTCACCAGGCGCACGCGCTCGAACACTGAATGGTGCGCCTTCGGAACGCCGCGGAGGACGATGCGATCACCGGTCGCGGCCGCCACGAGCTGATAAGGGAAGGTATCCGCGATGGAGCTGTAATTCGTGATGGCGCTCTGATCGGACCAGGCTATCCCTTCGAGGTTGAAAGTTTTTCCGTAGAGTTCCTCTAATTTTTCGATCATCTCCATGCCTGCCATCGCGAATTCTTCATGCGAAACCTCTTTTCCTATCAGAACCAGCTCGTCGATGATCGTGAAATATGGAATGTTCATCTTCATGGCCAAGGACAGCGGCGTGCGCGGGAATGTCTTTTCGATGATGTGAAATGAATGGTTCACCTCGCCCAAGTCCCAGCCGGTGACCAGCTCGTAGCAGCCATCCGTCAGCCCGGCCGTTTCCCAGTCTTCCTCTGGGCCATCAGCTTTGCCGATGATGTGATGAGATTTGAAGTAGCTGCGGAAATGGCGTGAGGCATCGCCGCCGCCCCATACCCACTTGCCCTCGACGTGGCGCGCGTAGAGGCCGGCGTCGGCGCCACAAGAAAGTTTTATATTTGAAAGAAGGCGCTGATCAGCGAATAAATTGTCCTGCGGAAACATCTCTATGACGTTCATATTGCCATAGAAATCCTTAAACTCTTGCTCAGTCATTGGCGGAAGATCGGATCGCTTTTGATGAGCGCTGAAATCCTCAAACGTCATCAATCTTTCCTTCAAAAAAATCTGGTAGATCCAGCTTTGCTCGCCCTCTTCGCTCGGATTGCAATCGGCGATCCATTGCTGCTCTTCGAATGTGCCAATACGCAAGGCAGCCAGCGGGACAACTAAAACCCGACGGTCGCCAAAATTATCCAGCTCACTAAAATAAAACATCGAGGCTTCGAGGTTCTTCATTTTTGTCTCAGCATCGTCGTCGTTGTCCAAGCTGAATAAAAACATTTCAGAATCGTTTCCGTGCCGATTTCTTATTTTGAAGTAGGGGCTTCTGGTCGTGCCATCAACCTTTGCGCCAGGAATGCCATTGTTGAAGCTGGTATAGCGTAGGCCGATGTTTGCATTTATCCATTCGGGGAGCGTGTTTTGATGAAGCACGCTCCAAGTTCCGGCATCTTTCGCAAGCGTCTTAGTGCGGGCGAACATAATGCAGCGAGCCCTATCCGTTTCCCACAAATGCCTAACGATTTTATTCAAACAGCCTCGTGTTTTGCCTGTCGCCCGCGGCCCTGAGACCAGAAGCACATGGGATCTGTCGTTGAATACCTCCAGTTGCTTTGGAGTCGAGTCGGGTATCCAATTGCCGTGAATATCTTGCATGATGTCAACTCACAGAATCATTTCAACGTCTCGAACCGAGTGAATCCGGCACTCTGCGCCATTAAATGTAACCTCGACGCTCCCCATATTGATATTTGTCCTGACAGTCTGCCCGATTGCAATTTCGGCCATGAGCGCACGCATGGATGGGTCGCCAGTGCCTTCGCCAACCATCCGCACGATGCCGACAGACTGTTTTCCACGGACGGATTGAGGCAGTTCTATTCCGCCGGCGCTGACCTGTTCGACGGGTAGAGGTTCGATGAGTACGCGATCTCCTAATACTTTGGTTATGTTCATGTATTGAGATTACCGTTGACAGTGCCGCACGCAAGGCGCATAAGGGGCTATATGTCAGACCCGATTTGCGAGGTTAGGCTTCCGGCGCATCATCCAGTGGTTGCGAAAGGCGGCGATTACGTGCGCGCCAAGCTGAAGCGGGTAAAGGACACCGACGATGAAAAGATGGCGATGGGCGGCTTGGTGCGCGACACGCAAACGCCTCCGCTTGAGCATCGGTTTCATGTGATGAGCCTGGACGCGGCTGGCGGCGATGAAGGTGAAGAGACTCCGAAGCCCACTCCGAAGAAAAAGGCCAGGACTCCCGCCGAGCTGATCAAGCAACGTCGCGAGATGGGCAAGTGATGCAGAGCCGTCGTTCATTTTTCACGAAGTTAAGCCTTGCGATAGCTCCGCTTATCTTCATTCCAAAGTTTGAGCCAATAGTTTGGAAGGTAATAACTCCGCCTGGATTTACGCCAGATTGCGGAAGTATCACTCAAGCGTCAATTGCGCAGCTAACTCCAGCGCAGCTCGAGATGCTATTTAGACCCAGCGGACTGTTTGATGACATGGATGCCTTTTTCCACGCGTCGTTTGATATGAGAGCACTCGAGGGGAAAACGCGCGGCATGTATGATTGGGTAATGGAGTCGAACAATAGGCTCATTCCTAAGATAGAGCGTCCAATCATCGAACTCGGTGAACGTATCGGGGACATGGTTGATCACTCACTCCTTGAGCGCGCCATATAGCTATGTCAGCCGACTTAAATTGCTTAAAGAAGTATGGCCTCACGCCAGAAAACTTAGAGAAGTGGCTTGGCATCGATCCGCTCGCCGTTCCGGAAGGCGATGTCAATAATCAAGATATCCCGCTAGCTCTCGCGGCCCGACGCGGCAGACTGATCAATCGAATACGCTCCCGCATTCAAGAGGGCATGCAGCGCAATTTCGCTGACTACCGGGTTTATCATGCGCTCGATACCGCTTGGGAAACTCCATTCCGCCAGGTGACGCAAACCCTCCTGCAGCAACTGGCCGATCAAGACCCGAATGATGAGTCAGTTTACAAAGCGTTCCAGAGTTGGGGGCTGACAAACATGATCACTGAGGTCATGGATCCCAAAACTCAGCAGCTAAAAAAGTGTCTCAATGTCCCGACGTTCTTCAACGTGTTTGTTCCGCTCGTACGATCGTACGTCACGATCCGGTGGGCGAAGATAATGAACGATCGCCGCCTGACCCCTTTTTTCAAATACGAGCCAGTTGATCAAACGACAGTGCTCAACTTGAAATGCAAGGCGCTTACCGATCGCGTCCAGGTGATTTCAACGCAGTACGGTTATTTCGACGTGACGAAGCAGGCTGTGCTGAAAATGTTGCATTACTCGATGTGCCTGCAATTTCCAAAGCACGAGTGGCACTGGGAAGATCAGCGCAAGTATGCCGATGAAATCGACGTGGCGCTCGGGCATAAGAAGGATGACGGCACCCCGGCAAACCTGAATGATGAAATCAAAGTGACTGATCGTGAGGGTATCGATTATCACCTGCCTCATCCATCGCGCATGTTCTACGACCTGGCGCACCCGCCCTTCACGCTCAATTACGGCTATGGATGTGAGTTTGCCGGCTACTGGCGCATCGCTCGCTATCGCGAGATCTTGAGTGGAAACTACTGGAACAAGGACCGGATAGCGCTAGGCAGCACGGATTTGATCGCAGATAACCGGTTGTTTTTCACCTCAGTCTATTCCGGGTGCCAATTGACGTGCATGCCTGTGCGGAAGATGCCACAGGGGGCGGTGCTTGGCGCAGAGCTTTCAGTGGGCAGTCCGTCGGTTGATCGTGAGAAGGCGATCGGCAGCCTGTACTACGGCACGGATTACAACGACCAGGGCGTGCTGATTACAGAGTATTGGGAGCGGCTGATCCCGAAGGAGAATGGACTCGGCGATTATGATTGTCCGGTGTGGTTCCGATTCATGGTGGCCGGGGATGGATGCACTATCCTCTACGCGGCGCCGGTACCGTATGATCCCGTCATCTACTACGGCTACGACGCCGATGAGAGCCGCACGAAGAATGCAAGCCTCAGCCTGGAGATCCTCCCGTTCCAAGATCATTTCAGCAACATGCTCACGCAGATCATTCTGACGTGTAAGCAGAATCTGGCCAACCTGACTTTTATCGACGAGGACCAGCTAATGACTGGTGACCCGAACCAGCGGCATGGTGCGCGTGACACAATCGATCAGCTCAGGAACCTCGGCGAAAAGTTTTACCGGTTCCTGAACATCTTCGGCTATTCGAGCAAGAAAGCGCTCAAGCTGCAGGTCGGTAACCGAGGCATTCCCGACGTGGTTCAAAGCTTCAATTTCCCTCGAGGCAACGTGGCCGAAATGTCGAACGTGCTCCGGACGATTCTTGAGATACTCGAGCGCGTGCTGGTGATGAGCAGCCAGGAGATTGCCCAGGCAGCCTCGCACGAGCTGAGAGTGGATGAAGTTCGAAACATCGAACAGAGCACCAGCTCGAGGCTTCAATTTACCGCCACGCCGGTTGATATCGCCCGCGATGCCTGGAAGCGGCAGCTTTATATCGGGCTGATGCAATACGGCGACGAAGATTTCTGGGTTCACTTGCCGAGCGACGTTCCGCTGACGCAGCAGCAGCTTAACGACTTGGGATTCCTCGCTCATAAAAAGGAGGAATTGATCGTTCCCAAGGACCAGTGGCGCCTCTATAAAGTGAACAAAAAGCACCTCTCGGCCATGCCGATTTGGTCGCTTATCAGCACGCGCGACGGCAACGATCGTCAGGACAACGCGAAAGCCGCCCAGGCAATGGCCTTAATTTTGCAGCAATCTCTTAGTGTGCCGATGCTGATGCAGTCCATCGGCCCGGATCAGGCGCTCGAGTGGCTGAACCGCATTTGCCGGCTGGCCGGCATCGAAAAGGATTTCAAATTTAGGAATGTGGCACCCAATACCAGCCCGGAACAGCAGGCGGCCGAGAAGCAGCAAGAGCTGCAGGCTATGGTCGAGATGGTCGTGAAGATCGTTCACGGCGAAGTGCAAAAGGAAATCACTCCATTACTCGAAGCGACGAAGGCGTTGCAAACCCAGGCGGTGCTAACCCAGAGAGAGATTGATGTCCTTTTCAAAGTAAATAATCTACCAACACTTGATGATACAGCTCTTGCCGAAACTAATGGCGGTGGAGCAGCAGCGGCAAATCCGCGAATGGCTGCGCCAAACCCCGGCCCTGCTTTACCGCCAGCACTTGCTTGATCTGGCGGCTGAATCTCTGGCAAAGTCTGCCAACCTGGGGGCGGGTGATGAGACGCAGCACGATGAATCTCGGGAATGTTTGAGAAAGGCCATTTTCTACAAAGACGTCGCCGAGTTGATGGCGCAGCACAGTGAGAAGTACAGTTTTACGGCATCTGAACTAAAGCCAGTTTACGCAACAAAACAATATGATCGAAATCGTTCACAGGACGGCACCGGAACCGGTGAAACCGCAGATTCCAACACCTGAGCCCAGCAATGAGCCGCCGCCAACGCCGGAGCAGCTCAAAGATTTGGCCAAAAGCGCTGTCTCCGCGTTGTGGGGAGAAGATACGCGGCCTGCTGTTAGGCCTGCAGCGCCGCCGGCAGCTATTGCTCCAGCAGAGCCTCCGGTTGTCGTTGAACCTGCTCCCGCTCCGGCACCAACGCGACCCGCGCCCGCGCCAGCCCCAGAACCCGCCCCGGCACCGAGGCCAGTCAGCGTAAGCCTCGAGGACACTATTCAGCGTACGGCCAGGGTTGCGGCTGATGCCGTGGCCGATCGACTGGCACCGCCATCGCCTGCGCCTTCGGATGGACCTGAATTGACGGCCGATGATGCTCGCGATCTCAAGATCCTGCGCTACATGGCAGCTAACGATCCGAAAATGGCCGACATGCCAGAGAAGTTTATCGCTTTCTCCAAAAAGGCCTACGCCTATCAAGATGACTGGCTTGAAAAGAATCCGGATGAAACATTCGATTGGGACAACGCCGAGCATACCAAGTGGTATGAGGCAAACGCGCCAGCAATCGATAGAGCGGCGATGGACGAGGCCAAGGTCGAGATGCGCGCCGAGGAACTGTGGGAAAAGCGGATGCAGCCGATGATTCAGAAGCAGCAGGCAGAGAAGGCATTCGAGCGAGCGGCACCGGTCATCAAATCACGAGTGGAGCAGGCTGTTGTTACGATGGTGGATGCCGTCGATCCTGCGCTCGGCAAGCTTCTGCGTGACAGTGGCGGGCGCCCGGACCTGAGCAATGAGGCAGTCGGCAAGGTGGATGAGACAGATCCAGTCGCCTGCGATATCCTAAAAACTGCTGCCGCGGAGCTGGTAGCCATCAGGACTGAGCTGGAAAAGGTTGACGAGCTGGACGGGTATCAAATCAATCCACACCGGCACGATCCCAATGATCCGAACGATGCCGATAGACGGTGGGCGCATGCCGCGATTCTCCGTTATTCAAACGCCACTGAGAACGAAATCCTCAACGGCCCAGCCGAGGAACAGATCATTAACGGCAAGCAATTCACCTCGATAGCCGATATGCAGCGGATGAAACGGCAGATTTATGATGGTCCGGGCACCGATGCACAAAAACAGCAAAAGCTTGACGATCTCAAAGCTACGCGCATTTGTCTCCAGGCGAGCGATCTGAAAGAGATTATTCAGAGCGATATTACCGACAGGGCAAAGCGCGAAATTGCGCGTCGCGACACCCTGGCGAAGAAGAAATACGTCAAAAATGGCAATGGTAAGCCTGCTGCCGATCCAAATGTGCGACAACCAGAGCCTGAACCGCAGCCAGCGCCACAGCCAGAACCAGCAGCCCGGCCAACGGAACCGGCGCGCCCACCATCGCTTTCGAGTGGGTCTGATATGTTGACTGGTGGAAAACCTGATGCCGGACCTGCAAAAAGCTTCGGTGAAGGGGCTGTGGCCGTCCTCTGGAAGTAGATAATGGCTCTCATAGTGAAAACCGGCACTACCGCCGGCGCACGAATGAGAGCACATGAAAAAAACCTGGTCCTTCCCGTTTAAGCTAACCGTCCTGATTCTGGGCGTGTTAATTCTCACCGGCCTCGTAGCGCTTGCGCTGCCGGGCATATTAAGCCACGCGGTACCCATTGCCGGCGGGGCGTTCGTATTTGCCCTGATGGGCGTCACCTCCACGAGCGCGCGCTTCCAAGAGACTCCCTGCCACGTCGTGGTTGCCAACAACTACGATACGTGCGGAACCATCACGCGGGCGAGCGTAGCGCACCTGACACCTGCCCAGCTTGAATCGCTGTTTCGGCCCGACGGGCTGTTCGGTGACATGGATGCCTGGTTCCAGACCCAATTCGAAATGGCTGCCTGTGGTACCAAGATCAACGGTATGTACGACTGGGTGATGAGTTCCCAGAAGGACGTTGGTTCGCTGATGCACATGGAGAAGATCGACAGGGGGCCGGGCTTGCTTTATCCATTCGTCAAAGCGCGCCAGGACAGCATCATCAACAAGGATTATTGGGCTATCACAGCCGGCCAGGCCAATAGCGCCTATACCGCACTGGTAACTGGACCGCTGACAGCAGCCGATAAAGCACTGGGAGCGGCTGGTGACCGGGTGATCCGGGTTGTAACTCGCTACGGCCTCGACATGAACCGTCAATGGTTCCTCGATCGTGACCGGGTATTGCTTCTTGGCCGTGCCGGGAACGGTGCCTCGACCCGTGGCGTATGGAAGGTGCTCGCCTCGGAAGTAGCAGCCGACTTGTCCTACGTGGATGTGCTAATAACGAGCGAAAATTCAGGATCTAGCACACCTATTGATTCGGCTCCGACGTCAGGCCTGCTCATCGCCATGGGCAATAACGTGAACGACTTTGAAAGCTGGTGCCAGAACCGGCCGACGCTCGATCCTCGCCATGTCGTGCCGTACTGGGTGCAAACCATGCGCCGAACCCGCTGCGTGAGCTCGACTTACAAAGAGGTGTTTGCTCGCCTGATGGAAAGCAACAAGTATTTCCAACAGTTCGGAGATCTCCCGCTTGCCGAGCGCAATCGCCAGGATGAGGAAGAGTTTCAACGCCGTTGGCTGATGAGCTTCTTCTTCGGCAAACCGATTAGCGCGAATCAGACTTTGGCCCTATGGCAGAATCTTGAGCAGATCCTCACGGTTACCGGAACCAACACTGATCCCGGCACTGGCGGCGAAGTGGTCGCTTACCGAGCCAACATGATTGGCGTTTACGAGCAGCTCCGCACTTGCGGCCAGGTGAGCGACCTCCAAAACAACACGCTCAACTTCTACGAGTGGCTGGATGAGAACTATCGCATCTATCGCTCGCGCAAGAGCCAGGGTAAAATGGCCAATTCCATCGATTGGTTCACGGACTCGGTTTATGCGGCCAACATGGAAAGCGCGTTCGTCGCTTACGTCCGACAGGAATTCGGCGACATTGCCCGCATCGTCATCGACGAAGGCAGCAATGCCCTCGGGTTTAGCTGGCGCTCGTTCAAGCCGAAATTCCCGTCCGGAGTCACGATCAACCTCGTCACTCACGAATTCTTTGATGACCTCGTGAGCGCGGCTGATTACGAAGGCATCAAGTCGAGCGGACGGTTCCTGCTCGCTCTGGATATCGGCAAGCCGGGTCCTCGTGGCGGTTCGATCTATCCCGGCATGATCGCCAGCAACCGGAAACAGCGCACGCTCGGCCAGCTCGAAGAGTTGGCGAGACTGGATCCTACGTTCGCTTGCACGATGGCGAATGTGACGAAGGACATATCACTGGTATCGCAAACTCAAACCGGAATAGTAAGCTGCCCATCTGATAGTGGGTGGCTGGAAGGTTTGAATGAGGCTGTGCCTATCGTAACTGGTAAGACCGAAAATCCAACCTACGGAAATTTGTATTAAGTCATTTTAGAAATCATAAAGGGCCGCCTAAAAAGCGGCCCTTTTTCTTTTGACAATCCTTACCGCTTGGGTTATTTGTGTAAATGAATAATGCAATCCACAAATATGCAGTTACCCTTGGTAGGCTTGGAGGACAGTCCAATAGCAGAGCAAAGCAAATCGCCTCCAGAAGAAACGGAAAACTCGGAGGCAGGCCAAAGGGCAAAGCACAACGAATGGTCAAAGGCGTGGTATCGCAAAAATCGCGCGGCAATCAGCGCAAGAAGAAAGAATCAGCGCACTAACAATCCAGAGATCGTTAGGGCGAAAGAGAACAGTCAATATAAGGCGTACCGAGAAAGTCTTGGCTTCACAGTTAAAGAGGTGAGGAAAAAGGGAACTCGCACACCGGAAATAATAAAACAACAGTCGGACGCAGCCCAGAAACGATATCGAGAACGCCATAGAGAGACACTTCGATTTCGGACAAGGGAAAGGCATCGAGCTAGAAAAGCTGCGGCGAAGCTTGGTGATGGATCTGAGTATCGTAAAATGGTCGAAGCCCGTGCTGCCTACGACAGAATTTATCGTGAAAAGCACCGAGAACGCAGGAAGCGATACAATCAAGATCCTGAGCGCCGTGCTAGGTGGAGGATTCTAAACAGGGAGCGATATCGACGCCTTCTCGCCCGCCCAAGAAAGAAGCGCACGCCGGAAGAAATCCAGGCAGCAGATCGAGCGTCGTGGAATAAATACCGCGCCAAGAAAGCCAAAGATCCATTTTGGAGGCTGCTGTCCAGCGTTCGCACGATGGTCGGTCGTTTACTGTCCGGGGCGACCAAGTGTGGAAAGAGCATGGAGCTGATAGGCTGCACTACCGCCGAATTGCGCGCCCACATCGAATCTCAATTTCAGCCAGGAATGACATGGGATACATATGGTTTCTATGGCTGGCACGCTGACCATAAGCGCCCTGTTAGCTCTTTTGATTTGAGCGATCCGGCGCAGCAACGAGAATGTTTTTCATACAAAAACCTTCAACCCCTGTGGGCCGTCCAAAATTTGAAGAAGGGTGCCCGCCTCTCTTTCCCATTGCCAACCGTCGCGCCTGTGTCATAAATGGCGAATGGCTGACTGGAAATGCTACAAAAAGTTTAGTCCAGAAATTCCTATTTGGCTTAGCAACGGTGCGAAGGTCGTCTTTTCCACAATAGATCATCGCGTTGGTTATTTCGCGACTCAGAATCCGTTCATCCATGGTGAATTTGAACAGATGATGTCCGAGGGTCGCGGAGGAATCACCGAGATCACTCAGGAAGAATTCAACCGGGATTTTGTTGAGAAAAAAAAAGCACTGGGCGGGCAGCAATTAAATCGGCCCTGGCGGGAGCAGTTAAACCCGAGAGGGGGAATGAGCTCGGACACCGACACCCGGATCGTCCCGCAAAGAGACGTCGCTGCTGTGGTGGCTAGCCCGCCTCCGCCTAATGAGCCAATCGCGCCGCCGACTCCGACAGTCGCGGAGATACCCGCTCAGTCAACCGCGCCGCCCGCGCCGACCGAGTTCAAACCGCCGGTCGTGAAACGTGCCAAGATGCCGAAGAAAGCAAAGACATGAGAACATTAACCGATCATAAACTCAACGGACTAAACGATGCACTGAACATTGACGTGCTCGACGAACCGGGGCAGGGCGGAGCTTGTCATCAATACCAAATTTCTTGGGGAGAAGTCCGGCGAGGACCAAGACCGACGATTGATGAACTTGAGAAGATTCTCTCTGGCCCAAGCGGTTCGAAAATATCAATGATGCCCGATGGTTCCGTGAGCGTCGGCAGCACAACCCTGATTTCATTTCAAAACGGACCCGTCTTGGAATCTGGAGTGAATGGGATATCACAGGAATCATTGCTGGCCATCGTAATTGATAGGCTTCGCTCATTTCAGGAAGGCCAATACCGATGTCGCGAAAATGCAGTGGCGCTGACCCATTGCGAGGATGCGCTCATGTGGCTTCAAAAAAGAACGCGGGATCGGCTGGCGCGCGGTGTTGAAGGTAAAAGTATTGCGTGAACCCGAAGCTTCTCATCATTCCATTGGTGCACATGCTGAATTGCCTTCATTGTGGAGAGGTCGTGCGCGGCCAGCATGCCGAGGCCGTTCATAACGGCGGCATGGTTTATTTTCTGCTCTTTCCGTGCGTTTGCGGCTACCGAATGGGATGGCTCACAACTCCATCTGGCGTGCCGATGGTCGATCTGAATGCGGTAAGCTTCTCGTGAAAACCTTCCTGACACTTAAAAACGAGGTGCGCGCGCAGGTGTGGGGCGAAACCGAGCCGGAAAATCTTCGAGATGCCGTCGTGCCCGGTGTATTGAGCGCTCACGATCAGCACTTTCAAGAGGCAATGGCTGACATCGCTAAATGGGTTAGGTGCGAGCAAACGAACATCGTCGATGTCATCAAATTTTGTAATACCTTTTTCAAGTGCGGCATGACGGTGTTCAAGATGCCGAATGGTAAAATCCTTCGGTTGATGACAGTGGTGGAGGATGAGGATGGCCGAGATTATTGTTCGGCAATTACCTATCGCGAAGTTGAATGGCCCGAACCGGAATGCGTCGGACGTGAGGCTATTGCTGCTGTGGGAGAAATGCCAGCGCTCGAGGACCAGCTCGCTTTAGGCTTCACCAGGGCAACGGCGGCAACAGATGGCAATTGCAGATCGCTCACCGGCGTATGGGCCAAGCACCGCGGCAACATCTATGTGGCGCCATATATCCAGAGCACAGAATTGATCTTGATTGAGTGGGACGGTATCAAGACGTCCTGGGCTGATGAAGATTTGGTGAACGAGGAACAGGATTACAAGCTGGCCGTACAGCTTTACACCCAATTTGCGCACGAGCGCGACTATGGCAGTCCAGAGAAAGCGGCTTACTACAAGTCAGGCCTGCCGATGGGCACCGGTGGCTACGATAAAGCACTCGCTGAGCTAATGTGGACGTGCGAAGAAAAATTGAAAGTGCGCGAAACTTTCATGTGCGATCCGTGCTCAACCGGGTTAAATGCGCTATTGTTGGGATATTAAATGAGCCTTTTGCTTCCAACCATAAACGAGCTGCCCTGCGTTCAAACCATCGCGAACGTGAGGCAATGCGCTACGGCGACATGTGACGAAGATGGTGAGTTCGAGCGCTGCGTAGCTGCTGGCGAGCACACGATCGAGCTGGAGAATCCGACTGAGGACGAAATCATCGCCGCACAGGCAGACGTTGATGCCCAGGCGCTCGCGGCCGCCCAAGCACTGGCCGATGCCGCGGTACCGCATATCACCAGCGGGACACCTCCAGCCGCTCAGAGCGGGGTGGCCTACGAATTCCAATTTGAGGCCGAGGGCGGTACCGCGCCATATACTTTCACGCTGAGCTCTGGGACGCTTCCCGACGGGCTCACACTCGATAGCGATGGCTTGCTGCACGGCACTCCGACAGAGAACGGCACCTTCAGCATTACCGTAACGGTGACTGACAGCTCGACATGATATGCGCGAAATCAGTCTCGCTTACGGTTACTGGCCCAAAGTCATGCTCGACGGAGGTTGGTGTGACGGTGGGAACACCAGTGGGCTGCGCAACTCCGTTTAATCTCGTCGTTTCTTCCGGTCCTGATTCGTTTCTTAATAACGAATTTACCTCTTATCTATATTGTGATGGCGGGCCGACGTTCGGGGTTCCTGCCTGTGTTAAGGTGAACGCTGGTGTCTTTACGTCTTCGATCAGCCAGGCCGACGCTGATAATATGGCCGAATACGCCGGGATGCGTTACATTGCAGATCATAATCTTGCTGCGGGGCCGTGCTGTTCTCCTTCCGGATCGACTCAGATTGAAGATTTGATTTGGAGCCTTTACGCCATAGAGGGGCCATCGTCGTACACCATCGACAACGACACCCAGACATTAACCGCAAGCGTTGTCTCGACCTCACCGGCGCCTCCGCTGCCTAACGCGAATTATGTTTATTTTCAAAGCACGTCTTTTTGCAATCCGTTTCCAGATTACACAGTTGAAGTAACCGTCAATTACAATGCCTCCGTGGTGGGTACCAGCAATGATAATAGAGTGGCTCTTTTGTTCACGAACCCCGTTTCGGTTTTAGATGAGCGCTTTGTAAGTGGAACTGGAAGCTACGTCGTTACAGTGCTGGCATCTCAGTTAGTGGCTCAGGGGCCGCTGAGAATTGCAGTGATCAGTGAAGGTGATCCGACACTTGGCTCAGCCAGCATCGACGCCACAATAACTATTCGGCCATTGATACCCCCTGATCTAACGATAGCAGGCGAGGACTGTGCGGTGATTAGCGCCATCCCTTCACCTTTCCATTATGAAGATCGTCCGGCGAATGATGACTTTGCAGATGCAATTTTGATCTCGGGAGCGAGCGGCACTATCAGTGGAAGCAATCAGTACGCCTCACTTGAAAGCGGAGAGCAGCCTCCATTCGGCCCTTTTGCTGGCGGTGGAAATACTTCGATCTGGTACAAGTGGGTAGCACCGGCAAGTGGGAGTGTGACATTTGATACAGACGGCTCCGACTTTGACACGTTGCTATCGGTTTATACCGGTGTGGCTGTTAACGCGCTTACATTGATCGTGAAAAACGATGATGGACCTGGGCCAATCTCGCCACAAAGCCAGGTCGTGTTTTCTGCCACTATTGGAACGACGTATTATATTCGCGTTGACGGTTTCGGCGGAGATACCGGGAACGTGGTGTTGAACTGGGCTTGACAATCTTCGTCAGTCGCACCACAGTCACATCACGATGAACGTTGCAAACCTTACAGTCATTTATCATTCCGCAGATTTTGATGGAATCTTTTGCCGAGAGATTGCGCGAAAGTTCCTACCCAGTGCTGAACTAATTGGTTGGGATTATGGAGACAAGGAGCTTCCGATACCGGATGGCCAAACTTATATTCTCGACCTTTCTCCAGATTGTCTTGAAGATGGCTGCCACTCCAATGTGATATGGATCGACCACCACAAGAGCGCAATCGACAAATATGGCTCATCGCTTCCAGGTTATCGCATAGATGGAGTGGCAGCATGTCGGTTGGCGTGGCAATGGTTTGAGATTGTTGATGGCAATACCAAGTTCGGCAATGTTGGCAACTCGGTTCGTGCTGCTGGTGTGTTGCCGATGATTCAGGACTACAAACAACGAACTGTAAACGAACCACTTGCTGTTAGACTCGCTGGCGAATACGACATTTGGGACAAGCGAGATCCTGATGCCGAACTTTTTCAGCATGGGCTTCGAAGTCGAAAACTAAACGATATAACTTGGAAATATCTTCTTGGCGAAGATCGAGTTGCTGGCGAACATTGTGTTGCTGAATTATTGGAAGGCGGAAAAGTTCTCGAATTCGCTCGGTCAAATGAATATCGGGATGTTATCACGACTCAGGGATTCGACATGCAATTTGAGGGTCTAAACTTTCTCGCTTGTTGCTCGCATGAATTAGACATCCGCAGTCACTTGTTTGAGGCCGGTATAAAACCTCACCACGATGGGCTAATTGGATTCACGTTCTCTGGTAAGGATTGGCGAGTGTCGATGTATGGCGTGCCGGGAAAACCTGATATTGACCTTTCAAAGATTGCAGTAAAACACGGAGGTGGCGGACATAAGCAGGCCTGCGGTTTCAGAGTTAGAACCCTTCCATTTTCGCTATGAAAGCTTCCACTATCACACTCCTTATTTCGGTTGCGCTGGCTTTTGGAATCGTTTTAGCGCTGCTCAACAAACTACCGAAGTGAGCAAAGAAAGAAAAAGTCTCTGTACGCTCCGCCCTGGTATCGGGCTGTGCGACCAATGCAGCCTGCCGAAGCATCCTCAGACTTACGTTGGCTACGGGATCATGCTCTGCGCTGATTGCCTGCGCGGTGAACCTATGCCCGATTTCTGCAAACCAATGACCCTCGATCAGTATATTGGAGATCGCAGAACACTATTGGAGGATATTTGAAAGAGCGACCGATACTGTTTTCGGCTCCGATGGTTCTAGCGATTTTAGGAGGTCGAAAGACTCAAACACGTAGAGCCATTAAAGGAGATTTCAGCCACTATAATTTCCGAGGCATGACCTCAAATATCCGCGCAGTGTTCGATCTGGTTGGTCCTGTAAAAACTGGCAAGGGTGATAAAACAAAGCTGTGGATGCCGAGCTTCGGTGTGAATTGTCCGTACGGTCAAAAAGGTGATCGACTTTACGTTAAGGAAACTTGGCGAGTTTTCGGTGGCCGTGAATACGAGTATCAGCAATCAAAAGCTGCCGTCCAGTATCGCGCCAACGAAACTGAGTTCGAGCAAAAGGAGTGGCGTCCATCAATCTTCATGCCGCGCTGGGCGAGCCGAATCAGCCTTGCAATTCAGTCGGTTCGAGTTGAGCGATTGCAGGATATAAGCGAGGAAGATGCCAGGGCTGAAGGTGTAAATTTCCCGGCTCAAGGCCAGTTAAGTAGCTACCGAATGGCTTACTCTCAACTTTGGGATTCAATCAACGGCAAAAAGCACTCATGGAAAAGTAACCCGTGGGTGTGGGCTATCACCTTTTGCCAGTCGCAAACACGCGAGTCGTGAATAGATCGGGATTACATCTGATTCTGCTCTGTTATCCGCACGATTGAGCTACCTGACAGGTGGCTCGCTGGCGACCCTTTTAACTTTAGGTTGCAAAACACTCTCTTGGGGGCTACAACGCCCCAATGAGTGAGCCAATTCGCAACCCTCAGATTCCAGCAGAGAGGTATGATCAGTTCGTCGCCGCAGCGATAACTGGCATACTTGCCAACCGAGCCACCATCACGCCGGCGGCACTGGCCAAGTCGGCGCATGCGTTTGCCACGGCGGCTGTGCAGGAGGATAACTACAGGAATCTGCATGCTCGTGAAAATTATTCAAACCTTTATTAAGGACTAACCATGGCACCTTTTGTCCCCCAAGATTTCAAGGACCTCATCGCCGACGTCACAAGTTCCCTCTGCGACAAGTTCATCAACACACTTCTCCGATTGCCTGTGTTAGTCGCCGATCTGGTTGCGTATTTATTCGACGATGACGGAAACTTTACTCCCGAGGTGGTTAACCAGATTCTGCCTTCCGGCCTCATCATGCTCTCTGGTCTCGCGTCACCGCCTACGGGCTGGCTGGTATGCAATGGCGATGCGGTGAGCCGGACGACTTACGCCAATCTGTTTTCAGCGATCGGCGAGACGTTCGGCGCCGGCAACGGTTCAACGACATTCAATGTGCCTGACTTACGCGACAAGTTTGCGCGCGGGGCAAGCGCTACAAATACTCTAACGACAGCAGGCGGTGCTGAGGACTTCGCCCTGAGCCTGGATCACAAGCACGCTGTTGGACAATTCGATCATCCTGGCGGTGATGAAAAGTATTTGATTATTAACAACGACCTCACCATCCAGGGCGCGACTCAGACAAGGGAGGAAAGCGGTGAAGGTTCAACTAATGACGTTCAGGCGTACGAAGATATTTCACCGGCCCCCGCCTCTGACATCATCGCCACCGAGAAGCAGGAATATGACGCTGGTGAAACATTGACCGTTGATACCGTTCCGCCTTTCCTTTCGCTCCATTACCTGATCAAAACTTGAAGCCTGATCTAACAGGAGTTCCCATCAGTCCGCTCACGGGAGTGCTCGACGTTCGCTCGAATCCTGATGCGATGGCTTCAGGCACGCTTCGCTTCCGACAAAACTTTCAATGTTTAGACCAGAACAAGCTGAGGCGAGGCTGCGGCTGGAAGAAGCTGCTTTCGAACACGTCTTACAACAACGAGGATTTCCACGACCAGCTTTTGAGCCTGTCCAATGACGAGGACTTCACGTCGATACGGCAACCGATTACACTGCTCTTCGAGGCTGAGAGCACGCGCAAGGTGCGCAACCTGATTGCGGCCAAGCAGGGCGCAATTGCCAAGCTGAACGAATACTCTGGCAACTGGCGTATTTTGGGTACCGGTTACGGTGGCGAGCAGACTACCAGCGCCGCGGCCCCACGGTTTCATTGCGCCCAGGTGGGCGACTTTCTTGCGTTCACCAACGATTTCGAAAGCCCCATGTATCACCGACTGGAAGATGTCAGTGTGGCCGGCTCACCATTGATACAGCCATTTCCCGATCTGGCAACAATTGGACTGTCTCGGGCCGGCGTGGTGTGGGCCTGGCGCAACTGTCTATTTTTCGCGGACGTCGAGATGGACGGGAAACGGTTTGCTTATCGGCTAATCTGGAGCGATTTCGATAACCCGACAGCATTCGATCCGGCCGACGTAGGCTCGATTACCGGTTCGAAGGATCTATATACGCACGAGCGGATCCTCGCCGGGCGTCCGCTGGGCAATTCATTCATTATCTACACGACACACGGCATTTGGGAGATGGCGACAGTTGGCGGGGACCAGAGCTTTGCCTTTGCGCGGCGCTATGATGGTGATGATAACCCTGGCGCGACGGTGCTCAAATACCCGAATACACTGGTGAGCCTGCCGAGCGCGCATGCTTACCTGGCTGAGGATGGCGTGCACATATTCAGCCCGTACTACGGCCAGCCCGAGCGCGCGGAATGGTTGCATCGCTCAACGCCGATCATTCTGGACAACATCGACACTGAGAATTGCCAGGTGCACGTTGCGGCCTATCACAAGAACGAGCTGCTTATTTCGACGGCGAGCGTAGGCGCGACCAACAATTGCCCCGATCGGACGCTCCGGACGCAGATGACTTACCGGGTAGCTGATAAGATCGATTTCGGGTTCACGGCCTTTTGTAACTATCGCAGTTTCCGGGCTCCTACGATACGCGATTTCATCGTCGAGAATGATATTTGCACCGTGGAGCAATTGGACGCTGCTGGATATCCGTACGATCGGGAAGGCCTGCCGTCGCCAGCACTTGCAGCAACGGCGCCGTTTACGCCCCAGAGCATCTACACGCTCACTCCGCAAACGATTGGCGACGTGGTGGTGGAGGACTGGACGCAGCTCGAGGCGGATGCAGATTCGCTTTGCGCGTTGTTGGGCACCACGAGCCTTGATGATTTTTGCCGGAAGTGTGAGGGCGCGACGATGCTGGTGGGCGCTTCGAGCGAGGACTGGTGTTTGAAGCAGATTGGCGACGTGTTCTATCGCGAGCGTTGCGCGAATCCGACGGGCGTTGGTGAGACAAATGATGTCGGCTACCTCTCCAGCGTCGGGAGCTATATTCTGGACGGGTATGATTCGATCATCCGGATTGCTCCGGCTTATGCCAAAAAGATGCTACTGCAGCTCGACGAATTGCGAATCGATTTCCTGGCCAGGATGGACAGCGAGATCGGGTTGCGCGTCGGCATCGCTTCCCAGGTGGCAGATCCGAACACGGACGAATGTTGCATTGTCTGGTTTCAGCACAGCCTAAAACCGATTGCTTGCCTCACGGCCAAGACTCCGGCGCAGCACGCGGCAACTGGGACAATCCCTGCGAAGTACGCGCACTGGAAAGTAATGCGCAAAGGGCGGGTGCTGTGCGCTGAGCTAAAGATTTCAGGTACCGGCGGCGATGCTGACTTCTCCGGGCTTGAGGGGTTAGTGAAAGCCATGGAAGCGGAAAGGTTTTAATTAAAAATGAATACCGAGAGCGTTGATTGCCGCAGAATTAAAGTGCCGGTCGAAAGTGAAGTGAAGATCCTGCCGGGTGACTTTGCTTGGGACTTTGATTCACCCGAGACACAAGGCGACCGAAACAGGCTGACACACTTTATTTATTTAGCGTTGCCGGGAAATGGCGGAGGATGGTCAGCCATTGAAGTTCAAAAAGGTTCTCCTGGCGGTCCTCGGATCTGGGGATGGGACGGCAATGAGGATAAACCTACGCTAACTCCCAGCATCAATGCGCCCGGCCAGTGGCACGGATTCTTAACAAACGGAAGGCTGGTCTCCTGTTAAATGAACCGACCTGATGCCGAAATGCCGGGAGCGTGGAAGTGTGACTGTTGCGGGCTCGTCCTTCAAAAGAACGTGCTGTATGTCGGTGACGGCTTAATGTCCGCTGATACCTCGCCGCTCAACGAAAAGTGTCCGAACGATGGCAAGTTGATGCGCCCGCTCACATGGCGAGAGGTCAATGAGGAGCTTTACGAAAAGGTATGCGTTTTAAGTCCAATCGCCAGAGCCGCAAGCGAACTCGAATCTTATCTTGGTGCCCACTCTGGTCCTACCGCCGACTGGGAGATCGATATTAAATGCGATAATCAGCAAACCGCCGATGAGGTTGTTCGGCTGCTAATGGAACTCAAATCAGCGCTGGCGGCATGGAGAAATCCAGAAACAAAAGAAACCCATGGCTAGCCCTCTCGACAGTTACGTCAGTAAATCTGCCCCGGGCACGCTCAAGCTTCCGCCTCTACCTAACCTCGGAGAGTTGATCTCCAATTCCGATTTCAAACGAGGGCACCAGATCTATCACGAGAAAATGATGGAATGGGTAAAACTTCTTGAGCAGCTTCTCAACGAGCGGTTACAAGCCAAAGATGTTCCGCCCGGCCCTCTGACATGAGATTCTGGATTAGTCGAAGCGGTATGGTGCTTACCGCAGAGCATCACTGGCTAGAAGCCGTCGCAATGATAGGGATAGATGTTCCGTCTGAGGCGTGCGAGGTCCTGATGCGAGACGGCTACCTTCGATGTGTAATCACCGACACAGATTTATTTTATGAGCGAAGGCAACCTCCAACAGACAGGCAAATGCGGGAATTACGGAATATCTCGATTGAGCGCGGAGTGCGACTCTGTGACGACAAAGGATCGGTAATCTTTGAATGTTCCGAAATGCCAGCCTAACCGATGCCCCGCGCATCGCTCGGATGCTCCGACGGTTCTACGCCAAGAGCGGTGATGTCTTTCATATCCCGTGGGATCACGAATCTGTCCTCGAGATGATTGCGGACGTGATGCAGAAAGGCGCATGCCTGGTCGGTGACAACTCCTGCGCAGCGGCTTTCTTCTTCACGTTCCCATTCAACAAATCAGCCAAGGTGGCGTACGTGGTGTTCTGGTATTTCGAGCGGCATCGCGAGATGAAGATATTCGAAGCGCTCGCGCAGGCCTGCCTTGAGAGAGGTTGCACACACTTTAACCCTTCGAGTCTTTGGCCGGCGAACACCATCGGAAAGCACTACGCAAAGCGAGGATTACGACCCACTGAAACACAGTGGCTCGGCGAAATCGCTTGCATCCTCGGCCAGAAGGAGTAAGACAGCCGTATATGCCAGGCTTAGGCGGCGGAATAGCACGTGCGATTGGGAGCGATGACGTCAATGTCGTAGCTAAGACGAAGAACAAAGGGATTCAATCAGCAATCGACGAAGCTCTCGCCAATTATCGTGGCAATGCGGCCGGTGAAGATGTCGCGCTTGGCGATTACATCACGAAGTATCTCGGCCAACAGGGAGAGTTTGAAAAGAATGTCGGGCAGGAGAAGGGCGCCATCGGCCAGTTTTATACCGGCGAGATGGCCAACAAGCTGGCTGACTTGCGTAACCGTCGGGCGGCCGCAGTCAACGCTGCTGCCGATGTCGGCGTAAAGCAGGCCTTGGCCAACGTGAATCGTTCAAGGCTCGGCGAACAGGGTGGTACCAGTTCGTACGATCGCCGACTTGCAATCGGTGCCACTTTGCCCATCCGCACCCAGGCAGCGCTCGATACTGCGAATCAGGAACGTTCCGACTTAGGCTATCTCACGCAGAACCAGCTCGGGCTCACCGGGCAGCGCGAATCGCTCTCGAACGCTTTGGCTGCATACGGGCTCGTGCCGTATAACACGGCAGCGGCAATCAGCGGTCGCAACATCGGACAGCTTTCAGGCATTACCAATCTCGACCAGGCCAACAAGTTTTACGGGCTCAAGAAGGACAAGAACACTTTCGCGGATATCGCCGACACGATTGATTCATCGATACTGAGCGCCGCCTCAATGTATTCCTCGATGGCTGGCGGCATGAAACGCGGCGGTCTCGTCTGGTTCGATGACGGCGGAATGG